CATGGTATTATATATCAGTCGGCTATAGTCCACTCCTCGTTGACATCTTCGCCGCACATAGAGCAATAGACAGGTAACTCGTCCTCAACATAAACTTTTAATTCCACACTCACTTCACAAGAAGGACATACGAGTGTGTAATTAAACTCGTCCATTATTGTATCTCACAGTTGCCTGCGGCACACGCAAGTTCCTGAGAACCAATCGTCATATCAGTCATTTCATACTGGCTCAGATCTGCCCAGTTTACATCTTTCGGCATAATCTTCAGCAACTCTTTGTATCCTGCTTCATCAGTATCCTGATAAGGTGCTTGCTTGTACGTGTGATCACTGAAAGGCAAGAATGATACACCACTCATGTAGTCAAAGTTATTATACGTCCATGCGCCTACGTCCATCCACTCATGCTCTTTGACAGAGATAGTAACAGAAGGCTTATGTTCGCACCAGTGCTTCTGGTAGATCAACCACATCTCTAACTGTTCAATAGCAGTCATATCAGTGCGGAATACAGCACCCTTGTCTACTTTAACAGGGAAAGAAAATACCACAGTCTGTGATGGATTCATCGCATCGTCTTCAGCAGGGAAGCCCTTATCAATCATGAAGTTGGTTAGTGGATCTTTCTTGTCTCCGCGTACAGTACGAATATAGTAGGGGTTATGTCGAGCATGTATGCCAGAAGCGGCGTCAACGAGCTGTGAGACGGTACCAGAGGGTTTAACACAGGTGATTGCTACAGATTGGTTGATTCCAAGTTTAGTAGCAAGTTCTTTGTTCACCTTGACCGCTTCTGCTTTGAGTTCTTCTAACAGAGAGGGTAGATCACCCAACTTACCATTGGTGTACTTGTTGTCCATGATACCAGTCATAGACACACCAAGCAAACGTTCCTCTTCACAGTTCTTGACCCATCCCTTAGAGACATACTTGAAGTTCACGAGAGTAGATTGGAACGTTCCTAGAATAGTTGCGAGACGGACTTTCTCAAGTAGCGTCTCGCGGTTGTCACTCGCACGAACCACAACCTCTGATAGGTTACAGAATTCACGAGAGCGAAGGATGATCTCCGAACAAGGGTTGGTACCAAACTCATGGTTACCCACCTCGCGGCGACCAGACTTTTCTGAAATTAGATTTGCAGACTGACGATTGAAAATACCACGTTCACCAGACTTGGAGTCATACAGTGCTTTCCACTCGTCCATGAAGATACCGATATCAGGCTTCTCTGTGTATGCCGCACTGTTATTTGCTAGTGCCCTGTGCCCGTAGTCATTCCACCACTGCCCTGCTTTAGCATGTCGCATACGATCATCTGACAGGTTAGACAGTGAGATCAACGCAGAACGTCGAACACCACCCACTACGACAACCTCTGCAATCTTACAGACAATATCGTGACACTCTACTGAAGTCAACTTACGACCGGCAGCACTCTTGAAAGTCTCAACACAGAATTGAAAGAGATCGACCAATGGCTGTGGACCAGACGCACGACCACCAAAAGTCTTTAGCGGTTCTCCTGCTGCACGAACTTTGCTCATATCCCATGCAGGTACTTGCCCCGCATACAACAGACCAACAAGTTCTTTCATTGCTTTTGCCCAAGCGAGTTTGCTGTCTCCAACAACGATAGTGGTATCGGTACTGTGAAACTCATCTGCTACAACAGGCAATAATGAGATGTGTTGTCGTTCTACCGAGAATCCAACACCAGTACCGTTCATCAGCACATAGAGGATCTCATCAAACGATGAAGGTTTGTCAACTGCAATGTATGAACAGTTATAACCAGCGATGTTCTCGCGCTTGAGTGCTTCACCCGCAGTCATTAGACACCGCATAGATGGCATGACCTTCTGAGTCAGTACTGCTTCTTCTAATTCGTTGCGGACTTTTGCAGGTAGCCTGTATTCACACGTATCCCAGAGATGTTCGGTGAAAAAATCAAAGTAACGCCCGATTGTTTCTTCCCACGTTTCTCGCCTCCCTTCTTCTGGTAACCACCTTGAGTAACGTGACAGGTGGATAAATTCTTGGTAACTGGTGGGTAGATAATTACTGGGCATGTTTAGACTTCCTCATTCGTCAAGGTTTATGTTTGTTTCAGTGGAACTATTATATATCAAACTGGCAGGTTAAGCAAGAGATACTTTAGTTATTTTCTTGCCATTCTTTTGCAGTAGTCCCTTCGGACTCGGTGGTTGCTTCACGGTAATAAATGATCAACTCTTTCTGTTGTCTCACGTAACGTCGAACTTCTTGGAAGTTCTCTGCCATCTTCTCGTAACCATCGGGGGTCAGAGCAAAGACAACGAACTGCCCATCGAGCATCTTCTCGATCTTTTTGACTTGTTCTTCGATGTTTTCTTCGGTGATGACAAAAAAGTTTACGTTGAGTAAATCAATCTCTTGAGGAAGAGGTGGTTGGTAGATCCGTAAAGGAACCTTCTCAGTTACCGTTACTATCTGTGGTTCTGGTTGAACCACTATCGGTTTCGGACCCCACTCCAGTCTTGGGAGCATCTGGCAACTCGCCAGCATCGGTATCATCAATATCCATAAGTTCTTTCGTATCATTTTCTAATGCCTCAAACACTTTCTGTGTTCCATTATTTATTCGTTTCTCAATCATGCCAGGTTTGGCGCGAGCAAGACGGGTAAGGTTGTGATCCTTGAAGATCTTCAAGTAGGTTTGCTTCTCACGATTCAACTCTTGGTTGCGAGAAGTGAGGGCACTCATTGCTGCTTCAGATTTCTTAGCGTTTTCTTCTGCCGCTTTGAGCGATGCTTCTGCCGTGTTGATGGCAATATCCAACTGCACTTGGTTTTCTTTGAGAGTTCGGTTGTTTGCTTCTAGTTTGGCAATACCTGTTTCAAACTTAGAGACTGTAACTTGATGATAAGCGTAACCACCACCGATAGCCCCAATAAAAGCCACTATCAAATACATTTTAAACATTATTTATCCCTGAGTCTGGGCTCTCGTCTATTATAGTGCTGTGTAACAATCGCTAAGTTCTTAGGATCGTTGTTCAATGGGTCATTATCTTTATGATGCACATCCATCTCATCAGTAAGATCCTTGCGCCCTCGCAGTTTCCTTCTCGCAGCATTACGTGCTGTTCTACGTTCTACTTGGTCTGGGCGAGAGTGATAGTTGGCGTATTCTTTTGCGTAGTCTCGCTCTTCTGTAAAGGTTTTAAATGAAATCATTACTGAACCTGTCTTTTTCTTTTACCATTAACTTCGATATAGTTGCGGGTAATAACTTTATAGTTCTTCTTTTTCTTTGGACCCATGTCTTTGGTGTCCTGAGGAATACCCGCATCACCTGCGGTCATAGCATCCTCATACATTTGTTTAAACGTTTTCATTTGTATATCTCCCCTAGGGTGACAAACACTTCGTGCTCTGTGTTTAGATGAACCGCTTTATATACATCTAATCCAAACAGTTCACCTTCAGGATAGGATTCATCTAGTATTCTAATTTTATCACCTGATTTGACCACACAATGCGACCGTGTGGTGATCTTCTCGTTGCGGACTTTGTATATACCAGGAGATAACTGCTTATCCTCTAACAAATACCATTCGCTTTGCTCAGTGATGAAAGAACCAACGTCCATATCACTACCCTCAACAATCTTTAGAATAGCTTTATCCGTGACTCCTACTTCTTCTTTCAATAGAAATAGGGCTGCTGCATAACTAGCAATCTTGCTGCTACCACCAGGAACTTTGTTGATCAATCGTTTTACGTTGTACACCAAACGATGAAAAGGAGTATAGGCAGATTTCTCAGCGTCACTCTGCGCTTTCTTGCTTTTGATTCTAGCACCCTTTTCATCCAAAAGACCCAACTTAAAAGCATCGGTTTCTTCCCAAGGCGTAGTTAGTAATTTTAAAAATCTAAAGGTGAAATATAAATCACCGGCTCTGCTTGCTAAAGACACTATATTTTCCTTAAGGCCTGAATAACATCATCGTTCATTGGTATACCAGTGTATTTATCATTTTCTATTACTTTAAGATAGACTAAAAACGGTTTAATTATAGACCAGCTAGTATCAGAAGGCAATTTATACTCTAATAGCCTCAACCCAGCGTCATATCCAAACACATTGAAGATAACTATTAAATGATTTAAAATCAGATTTACAGATAGCAAATCGGTATCTTTATATCTTGTCAGCAATCGTTTAATATACTTAAATCTTTTTAAATCCTCATGAAATTCTTCTGCGTCAATACATGTAGGATTATGATAATTTCTCGCCGCATATAGCATAAAGTTCGAATCGTTAATATTTTCAAATAGTTTCATTCTTTATACTTTTCAAAACACACTAGTTTATTGTTTAAATCACTTACCACCAACTTATCTATATCGGACCGTTCTAGTATGTGGAGAGCCTCATATAACGAGTTACAGATAGGTTTACCACTGAGATTCAATGAAGTGTTAAGTAAGACACCACCATGCTTGGTCAGTAAGTCAAACATAAAACCGTCTTGCTCTTCAACCGCCTGTAATCTCGCAGTATTATCTACATGCGTTATCGATGACAGTTTTTCTCGCCACTCTTCTTTTACCATAACCGCCATGTTCATATGCTTGTATATATTATGTTCGCCTACTTCAAAATATTGGCTTGCATCTTTCCATAAGCACACAGGTGCAAACGGGCGATAAGCCTCTCTTCGTTTAGTTAGGTTGACTTTATCTTTTATTCCTGTTATACTGGCGTCACACAGTATTGAGCGAGCGCCCAAAGATCTAAATCCAACCTCTGAATTACCTTGCATCAGAGCAATAATCTCACCATCTTTAATACATGTTACTAACTCATCCAATGTTATTTCTGAGTGAGTTGTTTTATAAAGATCTTTATATCGGTTAATATCAGTTAAATCTCGTATACTAGGACCTGAGAACGTAAGATCATATACTTTGGCGTTGGGATCATTCCACTTGTAAGCGACTAGATTAGGTCTATTTTCTACTAACCATTTCATCAGCATACCAAATGATAATCCATTATCCGCTGGATTAGGCGGTACCCAGACGTTAACGCCTAATTCTTCTTGTATCTTCTTATTATTTAATATGTTTAATGATACACCACCCGACATAATTAGATTATTACCATAGACAGATAAATTTTGTTCTATATCAGGCATCAGATCATATAATGAGTGCATAAACTCTTTTTCTAGCTCATTCTGAATCGTATAACATATGTTACACTCTTCTTGCCAAGTCAAGTGTTCTTTATTTGCAAATCTAGTTCTATTATTTTCACCAATATACGATCTAGCGGCCAAGGCTAAAGGGTGTGGTCCAAGATCTGTTAATTCGTGCCATCGTTTAGGTTTTAACTCAGTTCCAGGTATACCAAACCCCGCAGCACCCATGACTTTACCAGACAAGTCATTAACCATAGGTGTTTTCTGTGTTAACGAATCACAATAGAACCCAGCCTTTCTTTCATACCACCCACCTAGATTGTGTTCTTCTAGTTGTGTGAAATTAATACGTTTAAATTTATTGGCGGTACGATCATAAACACCTACACTAAAGTAAGCATCATCACCACCACCGTCAGTCACTACCCACACACCTCGGCTATAAGGCGATTGCATTACTGCACACCAAGCGTGGGCCATATGATGCCCTTTATGATATGAAAAATTATCTACTTTGAATTCTTGAAGGAGTAGATCCAGAGGCATCCATTGTGTATAAGCATCACTAACTTCTCCCCAAGTAGAGCCTATTACAACATGTCTAAACTCGGCTCTTAGGCCTAAACGCTCCATTTCAAGCTTTAAGGCAAAAACCATCGACCTAGGATCCCCGCGATAGAAGTCTCTAGTATAAAATCCTGGGTCTGGTCGAGCTGGCCAGCGAGCGTGTTTAACACCAACAAGTTTTTCTAACTCTATGGTATGAAAAGTGTCTGTGGGTTTATTATAGATGCAAAGAGACGCATCATGGCCACCGTAAAACGCCGCATAGTTTTCTTCTGTAGGTCTTTTCGGATTTGGTGCCACAACACATCTCACATAATGTTAAGATTCAGATTTAAACAATGTCCATAAACCATATGCTAATCCGCCCCATGCAAGCATCTTAGCAAGACCACCAAAGAGAATGACCATACCACAGACAGCGCAGATTACCACACCGTCCATAGTTGTACGTTCACCCATAAGTTTCTTTACATATTTCATGGTACAATCCTCTTACCTTTGAGATCAAATTCATCTCGACTACGATGACCATTCCATGCTACGAATCCAGCAAGACGGAGCGACCAGTATGCGAGATAGTTCAGTACTTTAAAACCGTTGACTTCAATACAGATGTCACGGAAAAGTTCGTCTGACATCTTTTGATCGAGTTCCCACTCAACGAGCTGTTGTTTCTTAGTTCCTGCTGTTTTTAATCCTGCATATTTGTAAGCATAGTCGTGTACCAATCCACCCATCAACAACACACCCACGGGTGATAAGAACGTTGCGAGAAACTTAGGCACTGATGCACCATCAAACTGAAATCCAGCAGGAACAACAAACTTGGTACCGTCTAACTCGTAATGCCAATCTTCTACGATTTCCCAATGACGCGAACCCATCAACCACATCCAGACTCCTTTGAAGAATCCTTTGTCTTTGGTCTCGATAGGCATAGGTGACATCTTAGGCATATTCTTGTAAGTAAACCCTACACGTAGTTCGCCTTGTCCATCAAAGTGACTGACTACAAAACCAACCAATACTAGCACAGCAAGGATTGCCCACTGCCAGAAAGTTGTTACTAACTCCACTACTAGATCCATTTTAGATCTCCTTTGTTGTTTTTGTTATTTATACGGCGTGTTTATTGCGGTAATTGTTTATCGCAGCTTTGATCGCATCTTCTGCAAGGACACTACAATGGATTTTGACGGGTGGGAGCGCGAGTTCGTCTGCAATTTCGGAGTTGGTAATACTCCCAGCTTCATCAAGACTGCGACCTTTAACCCATTCGGTAAGCAATGAGGAAGACGCGATAGCACTTCCGCATCCGTAGGTTTTAAATTTAGCATCTTTGATAATTCCATCATCATTCACCTCAATTTGCAATCTCATCACATCACCACACGCCGGTGCACCCACCATACCAGTGCCTACGTTGTCATTAGTCTCATCCATTTTTCCCACATTGCGTGGGTTTTCGTAATGATCTAAAACTTGTTCAGAATATGCCATAATTTATAATCCGGTTAAACCGTAAAGGATTCTCCACAACCACATTTCGCTTTCTCGTTTGGGTTGTCAAATTCAAATCCTTCGTTAAGACCCCGCCTAATATAATCCAGAGTCACTCCTTCGAACATGTGTTGATATTTAGCATCAACCTCCAGTATACTTTCCTGATCATTAGCAAACTCTAGATGATATGCATATCCAGAACAGCCAGTTGTTTTAATTGTAACATACACACCACCGCCTTTACCTCGTTCGTCTAAGTAGTAGTCTAGGCGTTCCCTCGCTTTATCAGTTATGTTCAATATATGTCTTCTACTGTGTCTTCTACTATATATGCGATTGCGTTCTTGCTCAACAGAATTTCCTTTCCGTTGGGTTGTATGAAGGGAATAAAATTTCTTTCATCGTTCATAACCCAAGGCAAAAAATGTTCTGCATTTAAAGTGCCTGTGTAATCATCATGCGGCAGTGTACCAAACATCGATGTTGTATTCGTAAATGTTACTTTAACTCTCATGTCTCTCTCCTTAGTCTGTTAAAGGATTATCAAGCACATTCTGTATTTTTTTATTAAGGCGATCTTCAAGAGCATTGATCTTCAGTTCAGTGTCAGTTTGTAAACTCTCTCTCTTTGTGTCAAAACGTTCGGATGCTTTGTCAATCATTGCTCTGACATCATCTTGCATCTCTCTGTTTTGATCTTCAATCCGATCAACATTCTTTTCCATTCTGTTGAAATCGTCTCTTAGATCATTCTTGATACTGCGAGAGTAGTCTATGGCTTCATCCACAGTCATCAACACGTTATCAAGTTTTACTTCTATCTCATTGTTTCTTACTTCTATTGCGTCAGTGTCTATGTTAGCAATGATCTCTTTCATGTCCATGTAGTCTTTATAGAACTCAAACGCACCCCATGCACCACCACCCAGTGTAGAGAGTGCAGTCAATATAACTGCCATCTTGCCACCACGAAATGTTGTACCCGCAAATTCGAACTCTGCCATTATTTTTTCCAGAACTTACCTTGAATGAGTTTCTTTACTACAACTAGAGGGTTATAGTAAAATTTATATTCCCACTTATACTGTGCGTAATCTTTTTCATATGTGCTACGAGGAGTCCACTCTTTCTTCCAGTTGTCGACCAATAATCCTTCGTATTCTAGTACTGCATGACCACCATCCACATAACTAATAAAGCAAATCTTAATCTTTTTTGTGAGAATCATCCAAAGAAACTTCATACGACTCTGCCCTGCAAGCATCCAGCCTACAGTAAGTGCATAATCTTCACAATCTCCTTGGTCTTTATCCTGACTCATATCAAGTACACGCCAATAGTCAGCAACTTGATACTGATCACTATCGTACTGATATTCAAATACGTTGTTTACTTTAGCAACCGCTTCTACTTTATCCATCATCGTCCTCGAATTTTAATGCTCTTAGGTTATTTACCTCTTGCTGTAATTTTTGTAGTTCTATTCTCTGTCTTGTCAGCTCCAATTTATAAAGCTGATTACAATCTAATCTCGTTTTCGGTGCATTGAGTGGTATGATAATCTTCGCATACACTCCAACATCTTTTACTAAACCTTCCTCATCGTAGTCTTCTGAGTAGCTCCCTATATTGCTAGTGTAGGGCCCATTCTGATTTAGAACTCCGACTACACCAAACTCTAAATTCACGCTTCCGCCAATCGCCATGGAACACTCGACGTTGCCATTTGTTCTTATTCTATCACTCGCATAAGAACCCGGAGTGCTAGGTAAATTTAAATTCAAAGAACTAGAGTCCGCCATTGCGTAAGCTGACACTAGCATTAATAATATAAATCTCATTTAACTTTTGAACAAATCCTAGAAGATACGGATGTTTTTGCTGTACCTGTTACAACCAATTTTGATTTTGAACAGATGAAAACCACTTCTTCCTTGTCCTTCTCCCTTATGTAAATGTCAACCTTCTTTTTTTCAAGGTGTTTGAAACGCATAACTTTCTGCTGCATAGCAAAGGGTACTTTCTCCCACTCCGCATTAAAAACACCAAACTCATAATACTCTACATCTTTTCGCATATTGAAAAGGGTCATTGTAGTATATAATACACCCTCAACGTAAGAATTTTTCAACTTTGGATAAGTTGGGGTGAATTCATGGGCACTTGCGTACCCACTCATCACCAGTAATAAAATTAGATAGCGATGCATTCAGCACTTACTATCGCACGATATACGCCGCCAGGAAATGCTTTGCCGTAGCCATAATCTGCTTGTGATTCTGTTTTGAACCAGGTGCTACCAGCAACGGTCAAACTGAATTCAGTAACATTATCAAACTCAACCTTTGCTGCGTCATACCCAGACATGCCAGTATCTGATACTTGAGATGTAGCAACGTCGCCCGTCCATACTACAGTGTCATTCAATGTAGGTGATTCCGAAAAGGATGTAGGATACGAAATCCTAGCTTTATAGCTGCTCGCTTCAATTACGTCAAATCGAACGACAGGATCAACTCCACCGTCCGTAGGATCAGTGCTTAACACATCTGATGTTGGGTTACCAAATACACCTGCGGTATCAGGAGTTACTACACATTTCGAAGCAACATTCCCTACTACTTCCATTTCCTCCGCTTGCGCACTAAAGGCGCAAAATAGTAAAATAACTAATTTTTTCATAATAGAGTTCCCCCTCTATACTCTGTCAATCATACTGCGATTGAACCATTTTTTGGTGCAAAAGTTGCTGCGCAAAGTTTACACGGCGACCATTTGCATTGTCAGGTAGGTCAGAATCTTTCAGCATCTCTGCATCCGGATACTCTCCCCCTTTTATTTGCCCAAAGTAACCTCTAGGCAAATAATTCGTTGACACTAATGCGTTATGCAATAATGTATCTTGTGCTTCTTGTAGGCTTGCTCCGAGGGATAAACCTAACATCTTCTCTAAACTATCTCTTACTTTCTCTTCAGTGGCTTTAGCAAATTTCTCTCGTTCTTCCTTCTCTTCTTCCTCTTTCTGTGCTTTCATGTTCGTTTCACGATCTAACTCTGCCTGAATATACTCTTCACTCGAGGTATCTATTTCAGGCTCTTGAATTAGCGTGAGCGGGTCAATATAACCTGGGCATTCTGGGTCCGACTGAGGATTATCACACGGAACATACTGATATGTGTAATAAACCTCTGGATCTAAAACTGTTCCGAAGCCTTCCACTTCGATAGAACCATCACCCCAAAAATCAATTCCTATACCCCCTACAGGAATTGTTTTGTTAATCGTATTGCCTGGCAAACCTGACCAGTCGTCTGTGCTTCTAAAGATATATCCGTTTCCTTGAGCATTCTCATTTTGAACGTGAACCAACATATCATCTTCTGGGTCTTTCTCAGTGGTATATCTATAGATTACATTGTTTACGGTCAATCCTGTCGCTTGTGGTAAGATATTAGACATGACCCAATTCAACCCAATATTCGCGGCGTTGGTGGTTGTTCCGTATACCTCTTCGCTAGAGTACGAGTAAGAGCAGTAGGCTAACAACACCGGCACTACCCATGAGTGTCTTAGTACCATCACCGAGTCCTTTTTCCTTTTCTTCCGTCGTTTCATCCACGGACGGTTCCAGTTCCTCATTTGCTGCCCAAGCTGCTTTTGCTTCATTGCCAATCAAACCTTCGAAAGGACAAGGAGTTCCAGCCATTAGCATTGCGTCGAATACTCGTTCATCCTGACACAGTGTAGATACTGCTGCAACTTTCATTCCCATATCATACAGAGTTTTCGAAAGTTTTAACCGCTCACAGTTTGAATCAGTTATCTGAGAACCCATAGAGATACCCAGAATCTGCGTCTGAACAGCCCCCGCAACTCCAAAAGTACACAAATCGCTGTTTGAAGTGTTGATAGTAGGCGTAATAGCAGACGCAGGAGGGGCTCTTAAAGTTGTTGATGTATCTGATCTTGTAGTAACCGTACTATTAGTAGTAGAGTCAGTACGAATAGTATTGTCCTCAATAATCGGGGCTTCTTCCGCAAATACGGGGAAGGCTAGTAGTAACAGTAAAATTCTTATCATTTATTGGTCTCTTAAATAGTTATGTAAAACTATATCAAAATTAATAGTACAAATACTGTTTCCGCTACTGCCTGTAGCACGAAAATCAATATCAGTTCGTGGGGGTAATTCCAACGGTACACTAAATTCTTGTCTCTGAACGCTTTGATAGATATCCATCTCACTTTTTATACGAAAAGCCCCTGTAGCTTTTTCTCTTACATAAAGCTCTATAAGAGCATCATCTAGTTTACCTACGCCAGCCGTATACGAGACCAAATAGCCAATACACCCTTCAGGAACTGTATAAACCCCTAACAATGTTTGAGCTTTACCCACTGGAATTTGTGCAACGACTGTTCCTGCGTGGCTTACCGTCTTCGCGGAAATAACCCCAGTATTTGTCTCGCTATAAGTCATTCTATAAACCCTGCGAAAAGTGAGGGTAGTAGCAACTTCAGAAGGGCTTCCACCCAGATCCACAGTTTCTTTTTGTGTCTTCCAACTTGCTCCCAGACCTTCTATAGTAATATTTCCACCATCCGCTGCATCAGAACTAGAAACATAAATTATTTCGGGATTAGTTAAAGCGCTCCATGGATATAGACCTCCGGCAGACCAAATACTTTCCGCAGATCCTCCTATTGCCGAATTCGATCCAAACTTATGAACATGAGTCCAAAATTTCCCATCAGTTCGTTTTTTAGTAGCAGAGAAACCGTTTATTCCTAGTATCATTACCATTTCACCTTATTGGCCCAGTACGCTGCGGACAACTTCCCTCTGGCGATGTTAGCTGCATGACGGGCTTTAAATGAACGACGACGAGCAGCAGCTGCCTTGGACTCACCCGCTTTCTTGGGAGAACCTGAGACACCTTGCTGACCGAATCGAATTGTTTTTACCTTGCCGCCAGCTTTTGCTACGACAACATGGGATTTTTTGGGATGCTTGGGAGTTCTTTTTGGTTTATTGAAACCAGAAACTCCTGCTCTTTTAAGGCGGGGATCTTTCTTTCTAACGCTTCTTCGTTTTTTTGCTGCCACTTTTCTTTCTCTTCTTCTTAAACCCTGCTTTCATCAGGGAATAAGCTTTGGGCGAGATAGTAGACTTTTTCTTCGTTCTACTAGTACCCTTCTTTTTTCGGCGGTTTATATTTGCATACAATCCACGAGCAGCCATTATTTACGTTTCTTCTTTGATTTTTTCTTTTTCTTCATGTTCTTCATGAAAGACATTGGCAGCTTTTGCTTACCTTTTTTGGCGGGACGACCTCTTTTTTTACCGTAAGTACCTTTTCCTGCTGGCATGTATAAACTCCGTTTATAAAGCTCTGCGCAACCATTGGCGCAATACATTTACCACATTTTGAACCCACCTTATCAATAAGGGACGGGTCTCTTTCTAAGTCTTTAGTTGATATATTATTGCAAATACATACATACATAAAGACCTCTAAAATAGGCGGGGGCGCGTTACGCTTTAAGGCTGATTGCTCACCCCCAGGTGTTCGATGAGGTGTAGTGCTTCTTCGGGGAAGTCTTATCTACTCCATGACAGTTTGCCTCATCTCAGAAATAGTGGCCTTTTATTATCAGGAAAAAAGCCTTAAAACCTACACCCGGATTAGATCCTTTTGATTAACGTGGCGTGCATACACGGAGATGGTCTACGAGTTCTCTTCTCGGCAGGGGTTTATGTTTTAACGTCGTCTCTAGCCTGAAAGACTCGACGTGCCCATAGGAATCGGTACCAGTTTATGGGGCAACGGGGTCATTAGCTCCCCAAGGGCAGTTTATATCCGCATCGGACTGCCTGCCGAAGAGTCACTTATCGTAGCAACTACGCCGTCTAACTAGGAGGAAGTTAGAATCCTCCACTCATTTACGCCTGAGGGGTATGGGCGATACTCCAAATAACTAGGGGGTATCTCTAGTGGATTTTTAAAGAGCTTCCTCTCTTTTATGAATACAATTATAACGGTAAATAGGTTAAGTGTCAAGAACTATTTTTTATTAACTGTCGAAAAAATCATCATAATTTGGGTAAGGTATCTCAAACTCAAACATTTCTCCAATATCATTTGTTACGGTATAAGTAAAAGTAGCAGTGTCAAAACTGTCATTTACTACTACAGAGATTGCTCTCTGTTTAGCTTTCTTATACTTTGCGAAATCAATAATATTAGAAGTAGTCTTCATCAGTTCCGAATCCTGCGGAGGCTAATGCGTCTCCGTCCCAATCAAATAAATCATTGTCTCCATCATTGTAACCTTCTTCAATACGAATTTCGTTTACAATAACTTGTTGGACTAACTCCCACGCATAATCTGCGCTAATTGAAAGCTGAACAGAAATTTCTGCTGCCATCTCTTCAGGTTCTTCGTCCCACATTGCTAAAACAATGCTTTCTGCTTCCTGATACAACCTATCCATCATCATACTTGTTTCTCTTTGTAATCCTTTATCGCAGCTTTTATAGCATCTTCTGCTAATACGCTACAATGAATCTTAACAGGTGGAAGTGCAAGTTCATTAGCTAAGTCCGTATTTTTTATATTACCCGCCTCTTCTAAGCTCTTACCCTTTACCCACTCACTTAATAGTGAGCTGGAAGCAATAGCGCTTCCACACCCATAAGTTTTAAATTTAGCGTCTAAGATAATATTATCTTCTACGTCTATCTGTAGAACCATTACGTCACCGCACGAAGGCGCACCCACTAAGCCCGTGCCAACAGTCTGGGAATCTTTGTCGAGTTTTCCCACATTCCGTGGGTTTTCATAATGATCCATAACCTGTTCGCTGTATGCCACTTAGTCCTCTCCTTCTCGAAGGTTTAACTCTTTCAAGTATTCGCCTCCCTCTACGGTGGTTTCGTGTGCTCTTTCCCACCTTTTAATATTTTCTCGTATTCCATAGCACATTACAGAGTTAACATTACGAAAAGCAAAATCATCCAACTCTTTCATTTCCTCTCTACTGAGCTGTGCTAACTTTTTATCGTAGTTCAGCTCAATAAATTCAAGGCACACCATAACAAGCTTATCTTGTATATGTCTTTCCTTGGCTCTAAATAGCGGTGTATGAATCACTTACCAATATCCTTAATGTTATCTTTGCCAATTACCATGTAACCACCTTTATTATAGGCGATTGCTACAGTATAATTCTTACTTTCCTCCCGCTTGTACGAAACATCCGCTGGTGGCTTATACTTCGTCATAGGAGCAGAAGGATAGTATTTATCCTCTCGACCTACTAACAAAGGCTTGGAAGCGGGGCGAAACACTGGTTCGGTCTTCCGAGTCCTTTTCACACTACGCTTCCTACCTGAGTAAGAATAATCAATACTTCCTGAAATTATCATAGTTTTCCCTCTTTTGAAATATAATTATACTGGCAAAGAGGATTCTTGTCAAGAATTATTTTCCTGATGTAGTGCTTTTAATACTTCTGCCCACTGTTCCTCTGTAACACCTGCGTGATGGCCCGGAGCTGTTACCTTTTTCCATACTGGAAGTTCGCCCGACGGGGCTGTATTCACATAGCCGTCAGACGTTATCTTGAGTTCTTCTCCTTCTCGCCCACGTTCTTCGTTACCGTCTGCATTCAGTTCGGTTAACGCCTGCTGAAGTAGTCTATAGTTCGGATTCGACATGTGCAATCACCAGATCAAAAGCTTCTTGTAAGTCGTAAAGCTCTTCTTCTGCGGAAGGGTCAGTACCCTCAGCGCAAACTGCTTCTAGTTTTATAGCGACCATTGTTCGACGTTCAAACAACTCATCTGTAAATTCATCATTTACAGACATTTCACAAGCCTTGAAAAACTTACGCAGTTTATGTCGTACATCAGCGTCATTCTTACTATCAAAGTCAAAAGAGATAGACTCATCGTTATGGTCTCGATCTCTCATACTAAAATTAAAATTTCTCATAGCGCTACTCCTCGTTTTGCTAGTTCGTTTCGTGCCTTCGCACGGGTTTTCCTTTCACCCCGACGTAAATCAGAGTCAGATTTTGTGCACAGTTCTACAAGCTCTGAAGTTTTCACTCCCGCAATTGGGAATACTTTCTTCGTCTTTACTTTCGTAGCTCGATCCACAACAATTTCATTAGGCTTGAATTTTACTGACATTTTATATTTTTCCTTTGTTTCTTTTAAGATGTGCATATTATACGGGCTAAAGCTTCTTGTGTCAAATACTATTTACTTCTTTGAAACGTAGAATTTTCCAAGTTGATCTTCACCATCATAATCAAAAAACTCTATTGAAAAATAATTCTGAATTTTTTTATGCCACCATTCTACAGGTTTGATAATTAAATGAGCATTTCTTCCGTCGGGTAACTTTTTTATCGCAGGTCTACAGGAAATACAAAAATATCCTTTATCTAAAGTTACTCTTACCAAATCTTCTAGTACATTTTGTAGGTACAGAGGCTCTATATGTTCCAGAACATCTAAACATATAACAAACTCTTTAGGGATATTATTATTTTCTTTAGACAGAATCCCAGGGTCGTACTCAGTAATTTCAAAGGAAATGCTATCATCTCTTTCTAATAATTTTCTTTGGAAAGATCCTTTTCCAGAACCATAATCTAGTATTTCTTTTACTGGTGTGTCTTTTAATAAAGACAAAACCTCATCAATTCTAGCATAAGGGCAGGAGCCCCAACCTTGATCAGTATTGTGTAAGGTTTTAAGTTGTTGTTCATACTCTGGAGAGTAAAGAGTTATAGAAGTATCTTGTACTTCTCTTTCTACAGAAGGTGCTATTGCAACTAACTTATCAGGAACTTTTTCAGTATTTCCCTTATAATTTATCTCTAGATCGATTAAGAGTTCGGCATAGTGAATAACTTTTCGCAAGTCATCAATACCACCCTTATCACGCCAGCGAGTAATATACTTTACTATACAACCTTCAGAGAAAGTAAGTCCATTTCTCTCCGCAAACTCCGTAGGTTGAATAGCATACTTCTTATAGTGGTCTCCACCAATCTGCCTGTCCCACGCGCTCATACATTCCACTCCTTTTGTTCTTCAATAGCCATTTGACACATTTGTATGTAGTCTTTATCCGCTTCATCTAATATAGACCAAAACCTACTTACTTCGAGAGTAAGATCGTAGGCCGCTTCTTCATTCTCCAGGTGTTGATTGCTTTCCATCATCTCCTGGAGCTTGTCCATTCTGTGATTGATTTTCTGTTTCAGTCTCATAAGTAGTGGCCTTTTTATAGTATAGAATAATTTCTTTTGTTTCTTTAAAGTATCTGCGCAACTCTTGTAAATTTTCGGACATCTTCTCGTACCCGTCTGGCGTCAGAGCAAATACTACAAACTGTCCATCAAGCATCTTTTCAATCTCTGCTCGTTTCTCCTGATAGTTTTCTTCAGTTATTATCCAGAAGTTAACATCGAGCATGTCTATTTCACGAGGCAGAGGCGGCTGATAAATACGAATAGGAACTGTCTCTATTTTAGTAATTACAACAGGCTCCGGCATTACATATGGTGGTGGCATGTCTTTACCACCAAACCAAGAACATCCACTAACAAGTAGTAATGATGCTATACTAATCGTCCGCATTTTCAACCTCCTTTGACTCTTCCTCTATTGTTCTAAAGATACCTGCGGTGGCTTTATTTACTCTTTTTTCAATTAAGCCAGGCTTTGCTCTTGCGAGGCGAGTAAGATTGTGGTCTTTAAATACTTTCATAAACCTAGACTTCTCCGCTTGTAAAGAGGCTGTTACAGCAGTGAGTTCAGTTACCTGAGCCTGCTGTTCCTCTCTTCGAGCCTCTAGTTCCGCGACCTTCGTCGCATTGTTTTCGGCCGCTGCCTGTAATACATTGTTGTTCTCTTTTAGAGTACGATTATTAGCTTCTAACTGAATGACCGCATTCTCTAACTTTGCAACAGTGACTTGGTGATACGCGTATGCACCACCAGCAGCTCCGACTATACCTAGAACAAGTATGAGTTTAAGATACATTTTCTAGTCGTACCATGAGGCGTTCCGCACGATTCGTCACTTGCTTATGCCAGCGAGAGTCTCGTCCTTCGACAGCAGCCTTCGGCCAATCGCCTTCCTCTAGTGCAGCGCAGAAGTTCTTAAACTTTGACAAACGAGGACGCCCCATATTGAACATCATGTTTACCACAATTTCTTGAACTTCTCCAGGAAAGTCATGCCATTTGGGGCCAAAAAGAACTTCGCACTCATCAATAGATGTGTCCAGATCTTTCTCAAACGCTTCCCAAACTCGCTCCTCTGATACCGACGTACCCAAGGGCGAACCAAATTCCGAATCGCTCTCAATAACAAGATGACCAACACCAAAAGTAGCCAGGCCAAGATGGTCATTATAGATTTCATACTTGACACCTTCGTCCTCCTTTAATTGCTCAAACACTTCTTCTCTATTCATTTATACTCCATTTTTTAATGGTAGACTTTTCAATGTCTTCCCATTCTCTTGCTTCTACATCATAAGCAATAAGTTTGTTTGACAAGAGACTAAAATTTACTTTAAATATAGTTTTTAATGTATATGTTTTTGTAATCTCTTTTCCGCTGTTTAAACTTTCATACGTTATATCGACATTGCCTTTTCTCAATGCCTCAACAAGTTTCACAAATCTGCTTCCTTTACAAAGATGCCATCAACCATCTTTCCTTTGCGGTCTTTAATGTCAATCCACGCAGTCTCTAGACAATCCATCATAGAGTATCCATTACGTTCCATAATATTAATAAGCACAACCATAATATCGCCAATGTCGTCTTTCATGTCTCTGCCCTTACACATATTGTCTGACAGTTCCCCACACTCTTGAATCAACTTACAGAACTGATCTTTATCGGTACTACCATCAATCAAATTGCGGTCTCTATGCCAGATTCGTATGCGCTCTTGCATAACATCACTGTTTCCTCTTGACTCTCCATTCCAAACATCATTCATAAGTAAGGATTTCCTTGATACATTTCAGGGTGTTTGACAAGCATCATACTGCTTTGCCAGTTAGTATATAACAATCCAGCTAGAATTGCTATAGTTAAAATTGTATTTCTAATACGTTTCATGAGTCTCCCCAGACGTCTCCACCGTTTTGGCAGAGAATCTCTTTGCAGGCTACTGCAATTTCTGAACACTCTTTTTGAGTGCCGTTCCCACCTCGTAGGTCGCAGAAGTGCATCCACGAACGAAGTGTACCAGTCATATATAATCGAGAATGAGTGTTACCCTCGGGCAATACTGCCCTCGCCTGTTCTTTTGCAATACCCATACTTATAGCCCATTTGTAGGCTTCAGTAGAGACATCGATTACTTCTCTCTGTTTAGCGTGCCAAGCAATTTCCAGCCCATCATTATCCGCAGGAATACTATTCTGTCGGTTACGCGGGTCTTGCAGCCTAGCCTCTCTAGTAGAGAAATCTAATGCTTGAGTAGGGTCTGCATAGCGTTGACTAAATTCCTGAAAACTAAAAGAGCGATGCCGCAGAATCTGGCGAGCAATGTCTCTCGTAGTCTCGATTTCAATGCAAGCACTTGCCATTTCGAATGGGCTGAAGTGTGCTTCTTTTTTAAGGTACTTCAACAACTTCGGTGCTGTTCTCTCGTTGTCTTGATTTGCAGGATTACTAACTCTCGCACAATAGGCGATGACTTTCATGGCTTCGGGGGTAATCCAAACTAGGTTTACTTTCATACAATCTCCTCTGATTAAGTGTATATTATACGATGTTAAGGCTTTTATGTCAAGAATTATTTAGCCGATGGTAGTTGAGCAAAAAAGTTTCTTGACACAATTTGGTGTAGGTGATATAATATACCCTGAAATTGATACCAGTCTAACTGTGTCTTTTTCAAAATCCGTAAATTAAAACGATTGTTACGCTTCCGAAAGGGGCAAGTTCATCTTTCTTAAAAGGAGAAAACTTATGAATGCAGTAAATCTAGAAAAATTCTTTGTCGGTTTCGACAATTTAGTTAACAGCCCATTGTATACTCAACAGGCGCCAGAATATCCTCGTTATAACATTGAAAAAGTAGAACACGGCTACGTAGTTCAAGTAGCTGTTCCGGGATGGAACAAAAACCAAATTTCAGTGAACGTTCACAAAAATATTCTTACCATTAAGGGTGAGAAAAAAGAAAATAACGATGGTAGAAGCTGGGTGCACAAAGGTATATCAGGAAAAAGTTTCGAGAAACATCTAAAGCTTGACAACACCTTAGAGGTCTCTTCTGCTTCCATGGAAAATGGTATGTTAACAATAGAGTTATCGTATTCGCCCTCTAGTAAGCCCACGTCAATACCTATTGGGTAAATTGGAGATTCAATGAAGAACTTCGTAAATGAAAAGTGGGATGTACTAGGGGCAGTAATGCAACTTGGTTTGGTACTATGTACCCCTGTTGTCTTTGCAGCTCTTAGCTATATCTCAGCTTAAAGCGGGAGGGGGTCTTTCGAGACCCCTTTTTTATTATGATTCAACAACAATACAAAAATAAGAAAGCCATTTTAATAGCTACAGGACCTTCTCTTACTGAAGAGGTTATTGAAACTATTCGTCCCTATAAAGATGATTTTGTTATTTTTGGCTGCAATGATAGCTACAAAGTAGTAGACTTTTTAGATTTTCATTATGCCTGCGATAATAAGTGGTGGGGGTTTCACTATGATACTTTTAAAGAAAAGTACCCTCATCTACAGGCTTGGACTCAAGCAAAGGAATATCAAGATAAACTTACCATAATAAAAGGAAAGTCAGCTAAAGGATTGAGTTTAGACCCTTCTTTAATTCATTGGGGAAGTAACTCTGGCTATCAACTATTAAATATAGCATTTCTAATGGGTTGTAGTAAGTTTATTTTAGTTGGGTATAATATGCGAGCAATAAAAGGTAAAAAACATTACTTTGGAGAACACCCCCCAGGATTAAGTAAAAATAGTCCCTACAATAAGTTTGTTACAGCCTTTAATACAATACAACCAGAAATAAAAGAATTAATAATAAATTGTACACCCAACAGTGCTCTAACAATGTTTAAACAGAAAGATTTAAGGGAAGTTCTGTGCGAGTAGCTATTTATAATGATGCTTTTCTCCCTGCTAGCCCTCATTTTGGCTGCGAGCTTGTGATGAAAACATTCAAAGAACAGTTAGATAGAGTGGGTATAGAGCTAGTTGGTACGGTTAAAGTAAACGATAAAAATCCTCATAGCAAGACCCTAGAAAAAGCTGATTTGGTGATTGTAAATGGAGAGGGCTCCTTTCACCACAATAGAAGAAATGACTTGGCTGAGGTATCTCATTACTTTCCTAGTATACTTATAAATACTGTTTTTGAAGATAACTCGGTCGATCTTACTAAATTCAAATACATATCCGCTAGAGAAACTATTAGCGCAAAAAATTTAAACTGCGATATTATTCCGGATATAATAGTCACATCTAATATATTAGAAACTATAAAACAGAAACGAGTAATACAAGGAAAAGGAGTAGGAAATATTAGACATCATTCTGGAATAAAAACTCTACAGATATTGGATAAATTTCTTCCTGAATTATGCCAATACTCTTCAGTAACTTCGGAAAGCTTTCATGGAATACTAGTATCCTACATATTAGGAATACCTTGCACCAATATTTTGCCTGGGTCAGGAGTCTTGTGGAAGACAAGCTCTGTAGCTAAAGACATTGAAATGAACGAAAACTATTTAGAAACTGGCAGGCATAAAGTCAATGCTCTATTTGAAAATTTACACTCATTTACCTAAAAAGGGACGTATTAAGTGGAAACAATAAATATATTTGTAGGTACCTCGGTGGACGACGAAGATAGGGAGGCAGAAATAACCTTAGAGTATTCTTTGCGTAAGTACTCCTCTTCCCCTATAAAAATACACTATCTTAAAAATAAGGAAGAGGGTATAATGGGAGAATTTGATTCTTCTCAGTGGGCTACTCCTTTTGCGGGTATGAGATGGGCTATACCAGAGTACTGTAATTTTAAAAGCAGAGCTATTTATATGGATGTTGATCAACTAAATCTGAGAGACATAACAGAATTGTACACTTTAGACCTGAATAATAAACCCTTTCTTTCTAGAAAAGCTAGAAGCTGTGTTATTTTATTTGATTGTGCCGCCTGCGAGAATATTTTTGCTCCTATAAGCGAGCAAAAACAACAACCTAGCTATCATAGAACTAACTATGATAAGTTCGATATACAAAGGGGGGACTTAGATACCCGATGGAATGCTCTTGACAACGTAGATTTTGTATACAGTAATAATATTTTGCTAGAAGATGCTTGGCACATTCATTTTACGGAAGTTAAGTGGCAGCCTTGGAAGCCCTCCTGGTTTGACGAACCTTTTGAAGATCACCCTAGACAAGACTTAGTAGAGTTATGGAAAAAACATAGAGAAGAGGCTTTTTCAATATTATGATAGATATAAGGTATAGAAATAAACCTGCGGTAATAATTGCTACAGGACCGTCACTAACAGATGAAACTGTAGAAATTATTTCAAAGTATAAGAACTCCCATGTTTTTTTCGGGTGTAACGATGCTTATAGAAAAGTTAATTTTTTAAATGAACATTACGCGTTAGATCATGCTTGGTGGGACTACCACGGAAATTCCGTGAAGGATATTTATAAGGGAGTGTCCTGGTGTGGGTGGCGAGATATATGTGATGATTTAAACTTACAGTATATACACGGTAGAGATAGAGAAGGACTAAGTTTAGACCCTAGGAGCATACATTGGGGGGATAACTCCGGATTTCAAGTTTTAAATTTAGCTGTTTTAATGGGTTGTTCAGAGTTTATTATGGTTGGGTTTAATATGGGTGTAAAAGAAGGGGAGAAAAAACACTTTTTTGGGGACCACCCTGAGCAATGTTTGCAAGCGAGTCCTTGGGATAGTTTTAAGAAGAGTTTCCAATATGTAGCCGATGTACAGCCAGAAATAGCTGCTAGAATAGTTAATTGTACGCCCAATACTGCTTTAGAATGTTTCAGAATTGGAGACTTGGAGACAGAGATGATAAAAACAGCATGATAAACCATAATTTTAAAATACTAAAAAAGTGCAAAGAGCCTTTTAACTACGTTATTATGGAAAATTTCTTAAGCATACCTATAGCTAAATTAATTTATAAACAGATTAATTCTTTTTACTGTGGTAATAATTTTAGGGCCGTACCAGACACAACCCAGCAAGGAGTCCTTGCTTCTCCACAAAAATATTATGTAAGAAATTACTCAGAGTTACCTTATAATCCTTTGTTTAATACTTTAAACTATTTTTCAAGCCTAGAAAATTTGAATATTTTAAACTCTATAATTCCTTTAGGAAATATAGTACCAGACCCTACCATGGAAGGAGGGGGGGTTCATATCACAAAGAAAGGAGGTTATTTAAACTTACACACAGATTTTAAACAATCTGCTTCCTTAAATAAAGGACTAACTAGAGTATCTAATTTATTGATTTATCTAACCCCTGATTGGAACGATCCAGGCGGAGATTTACTACTCAAAGAAGGTACAAAAACTATAGAGAGAATTTCTCCGGAGTTTAATAAGGCAGTATACTTTGAAACAAATAGTATTTCAATTCATGGACATCCCGAACCTATTGAAAATGACTTGGATAGAATCAGTTTGGCTTTCTATTATTATAAAATAGAGCCGAGCAAGCCACGTAGCGTAACTTGGTACTAATATAAAGAAACAAATATGCGAGTAGCTATTTATAACGATAAGGAAAAAGTAAATGAAACAAACTAACTTAAACTTCCCTAAAGACACTAACCAGCCACCCTATAATGGGCAGTTCTGGTGCCATATTCGGCAATCCTTTCAGGGTTGGACCGACCATATTAATTTTTATAAGGTTAAGAATCTGTGATAGAAATTTATGGAAAGATGGATTGCAACTATTGTGTAGAAGCACAGAACGTATGTAAAAACCTTAAACTAGATTATAAATATTATCACTTGGACGATCATTATACTATTATGGAACTCTGGGCAAAGGTTAAATTTAAAACCTTTCCTCAGATTTTTGTAGATGATGTATGTATCGGAGGGTTTGACGAACTAATGGAATACACGAATGGAATTGAATAAGTTGAAACAATTAGTAATTACTATGGAAGAATGTGGTGAATTAATTCGTGCCTGCTCCAAAGTGTTGAGACACGGAACTGAAGAGGACCCTAAGTATCTACAAAATCTTACTGAAGAAATAGCAGATGTCATCGCTATGACACGCATCCTTAGAACATCTTACCATATAGATAGTAGTACCTTAGAAGATTTAGTTCAGAAAAGACTGACAAAAATGAAGCGGCAGGATTATGCGTAAGCTAATAACAATCTGGAAGTTTGCAATTGGTTCTTTTAGCGACGACAAAACAGAGGGCTACGACAACTACGTTATGGCGTTTCGTAGCATTCTCGTTCTAGTAAACTTTGTTACCTGCTTCTTCATAATTGCTAATACACTGCGTCATTGGTAGTTGAGGGCAAAAATAAATCTTGACATTTTTTTCTTCTGCTGTTATAATAATGGAAATTGTGAAAAGAGTGTGTTATGAATTTATTTTATCTTGACGACGACCTCGACCGTTGTGCCGAGTTTCATGTCGACAAACACATTGTTAAAATGCCTTTAGAAGTAGCTCAGATATTGTGTACCTCAGTCTGGATTGACGAGTACCTTGGCTTTGTGCCTCGCGCACTTGACAAGAATGAACGAGACTATCTTAACGGTCTCAAGGCAGAAATCAAACATCTTCCACCAGAGGAAAGACCTTTGACCCCCTATCTACCAATGATGTATAATCATCCTTGTACGATATGGGCTCGCTCCTCTCTCGACAATCACGAATGGACTCACTGCTACGGTAATGCTCTTAATGAGGAGTATCGTTACCGTTACGGAAAAGATCATAAGTCTATAGCCCAAGTAGTAAATAACCTACCAGAACCTCAAAGAATGGAGCGTGTAGGTTTTACTACTTTCGGGTTAGCCATGCCAGAAGAACTAAAAGATTATGACGACCCAGTAGAATCTTATCGACGCTACTATCACCTTGACAAAGCTACTTTTGCAAGCTGGAAGTATAGAGACAAGCCTTACTGGTGGGATGAAGATTTTGCAGATTATCAACAACGAATTACGAGGGTAGCATGAGAAGAGGTATTAAAAAACAAGAAGGAGAAAATCTAACTGATGCAAACATTAAAAAGGTTATACGACTTTTGTCAGCGGAAAAGCCGATTACAAAAAAAGAAGCGTGTAGTATTCTTAATATTAGCTATAATACCAGTCGCCTTTCTAAAGTTATTGAAGATTATGAGAGCGACCAAGAGTACCGAAGAACCCGAAAAGCACAGAAGCGTGGCAGACCCGCTGACAATGCTGAAATTGCAGAAATCGTAGAGTCTTACCTTACGGGAGAAAGCTTTACCGATATTGCTAGAAGAATATTTCGCTCTGTTGCTTTTGTCAAAACTATCGTTGAGAAACTGGGAGTCCCAGGAAGGGTCGCTGGTGATGAACGATATGAAATGGAATACTTGCCCGATGAGTGTGTATCCGATAGCTTTGCTGTTGGAGAAGTTGCTTGGTCAGCCAAGTACCACACTTCGTGTGAAGTAATGGCAACTCTTGACGCCACACACGAACAAGGCTACGGCCCCTGTTATCGTGTGTGGATAAGAGAGGTTAGTAATGAGGACAATCTTGGGGGAGGCTATAATGCTTTTGTTCCCGCATATGACCTCGGTAAATTGGAGCATTTGAAAACTTATGGAATCAATACCGCTAGAGTTTAGTTATTATGCCATATTTTGTTTAACAACTGTCATCTGTATAATCTACCTCAATGTAAAAGCATTTCGAGAAGTAGGTTTCAGATGGAATTTTACGGGTGGTCTCATTTATTATGGAACCACAATACCTATAGTATTAGTGGGTGCTCCCGCATTTTTCATTGTTTTTATCTTTAGAAGCGATGTTTACTACGAAAGTTTAATTAACTATATCACCGAAATATATGTTGACTCAGATGACGAAAGCTAGTATAATATGTTTTTGAAATTGAGGAAAGTATGGGATATAATTTTTACATGCGACAACTTGAAGCGACTGGCAATGCTGCCGGTCTACCTTTTAAACCAAACAGGAGAAAGAAAATGGCGTGGACTGACGAATCCAAGCAACAGGCAATTGATGCCTACACAAGTGAAGAACCAACTCCAGAGAACTCTATGGAGATTGTAAAAGCTATCGCAGAAGACATGGGTGAGAGCCCTAATGGTGTGCGAATGATTCTAACCAAAGCTGGAGTATATGTAAAGAAAACTCCTGCTGCTTCTAGTGGCGGTGCTAAAGCCGCTTCAACTGGCGGAACTCGAATCAGCAAAGCTGCCGCACAGGAAGCACTCACAGCAGCTCTTAATGATGCTGGTGTAGCTATTGATGAGGATATTGTTTCAAAGCTCACTGGTAAAGCTGCACAATACTTCGCAGATGCTATGAATAAAGTAGCTTCTTAAAAGTCCACACGGGGGTTGAGTATGCTTAGCCGCGTATTCACCCTCGTGAGGCAACCACTAATAGTCCAAAAATTACAAAGACAAAAGAGGTTTTGCTCAATGTAATACTGGAGCTAATTAGTGAAAAAAGAAGAGCTAAAGAAGAAAGTAAATAGTGCTGGAGATGCAATTATAACTTACAGGAGTCCCAACTCCCGTAAGACAAAGTACAATGTATGTACGATTGACTTCAGCACGCCTTACATTCAAGACAAGAAAAATAGAGCGAAAGAAGATGACGATACTGTCCTAATGTTTTGTTGGGACACGGATTCTTTTCGCCTTATGAAAGCTGACAATGTTACCTCAGTCGTTCCCTTATCCAACGTGTTAAGGAATGAATGATGGAAGCATACTCAAAAATTATCGTATCAGAACCTTATAGACAGGTTCGACTAACGGTGAATGAGTTCCGAGAAGAAGAATATCTTCATTTTCGGGAATACTATCTTGACTTTGAAGAAGAATGGAAGCCCTCTAATAAGGGTCTCTCTATTCCTCTTGAAGTTGAAACCTCAAAAGAATTGTTTATTGCTATGGCGGAGATACTATCTTTAGCCGAGAGTAAACAAGTATTGGAGGAACATTTCGGAGAAACTATTCGAGACCTATATCAAAAATAGTTCTTGACATTTTAACGAAATGGCCTCATAATGTTCTTTTTAAATCAAAGGTATTTATGACTAATATGTTTCTTGCCAAAGCAGCCAAGGCTTATTATGAGGGCAACCCCATAATTTCTGATGCTGAGTTTGATGTTCTTGCCGCTGATGCTAACTATACTGACGTAGGATATTCTGACGAATTCTTCGAGTTCGATCACTTGTACCCTATGTACAGTTTACAGAAAGCATTTGTAGGTGAAGAACATCCTCCTTACGACCACGCTACTGGAGCAACAGTAATCACACCCAAGTTAGATGGAGCAGCGGTTTCGCTGGGCTACTACGATGGTGAATTAGTGCTGGCTCTTACTCGGGGTAATGGTAAGAAGGGTAGAAATATTATGAATAAAGTTAAACATCTTGTTCCTACTAGCATTACTCGCAAGGGTGTTGTTCAGATTACAGGAGAAGTTGTTGCCCCCGAGACTATTCCTAACGCTAGAAACTATGCTTCTGGTGCGCTGAATCTCAAGTCCGAAGAAGAGTTTCTCACTAGAGAAGTTCGATTCGTAGCTTATGATATTCAGCCTCGTGTGGAAAAGTTGTGGACGGAAGACATGTCGAATCTCTCTTCGGACAATTTCGACACTGTTCTTGCGTCTAACTGGGCAGGATACCCGCAGGATGGTCTAGTGTTCCGTGTTGATAACAATGCGAAATATGAAGAGATGGGTTACACCGCTCACCACCCTCGTGGTGCCTTTGCTTTGAAAGAAAGACCTCCAGGTGTCGTTACGCGACTACTTGATGTGATCTGGCAAGTGGGTAAATCCGGTGTGGTTTCCCCTGTTGCTATCCTAGAGCCTGTGCTCATTGGAGAAGCTACTGTTGGTCGTGCCACATTACATAATATGCGGTATATTAACGAGCTTAACCTTGAAATAGGTTGTACTGTCGAAGTAATTCGATCCGGTGAAATTATACCAAGAGTCGTGAGACGCATAGAAGGGGAAGTAAATGTTTGATGATAGTATAGAAGACGAAAACATCTTTGGGTGGATTGGTTTGAAAGACAATGGAAGTCATTATGTATCTGCCGCAGGCTTATATGATTATTTCTTTGCTATCAAAAAAGAAACTCGTGACAAGATTCTGGAAGGATGGATTACTGCTCTAGAAGCATATCTTGACCCAGGATTCGAGGAACGAATGGAAGAATCCGAAGACGGTATTATCTATATATCCGAGTCAGCAGATTCGGTAGAAGATAAACCAAGTGGTAATATCATCCCTTTTCCTAAAATTATAAGATGAGTGGAGTTTATAACCTTACTTATTTTGAAAATCATCCTGAAGAAGCTACCCGCGAAGGGGTACTCTACTGCGTAGTATTAGTTAATAAACTTACTATGAAACGAGAATGTCTCAAGATAGGCATCGCTTCAGGAAGAAATTGGAAAGACGTTTTGAAAAGGAGTCGTGGGTTTAATGGCTACGAAATTCGTATACAGAGAACTTACCACGACTCACTTTTTAATGTGTGGACGCTAGAACAAGCATTACACGAAGAATACAAACAATTCAAGTATATACCCCAACAAAAGTTCGGTGGATATACAGAGTGTTTCGAAATAAAGAAGGAGATTATTTTAGCTATTCCGAAAAAATAATTCTTGACTTTTCAACTCAAACCCCGTATAATATCTATTCAAATGTAGGAGAAAGTCTTTTGAGAGAAATTGTAGCACCAACACACTGCCCGAGTTGTTCTTCACCTTTGGTGTGGGAAAACGATCAGTTGTTCTGCTATAATACTTCTTGTGAGTCTAAGACTTATAAGTTAATCGAACACTTTTCCTCTACTTTGAAAATTAAGGGACTAGGGCCATCATCTATTCAGAAACTCAGAATAACTTCAATACCTCAAATCTATGAACTGAGTTTGGGTGAGATGGTAGAGGCTCTTAATTCTGAAAAACTTGCAGCAAAACTCTTTGAAGAGATTCAAGATTCCAAGAAAGTTAGTCTTTCTGAAATCCTACCCGCTTTCTCTATTCCACTAATAGGTAAATCGGCATCATCAAAGTTATGTTCTGTAGTAAGTAGTATTTATGACCTGAACGAGGAGGCTTGTACTAAGGCGGGGCTTGGCCCTAAGGCGAGCAATAATTTGCTAACCTGGTACAATACCATGTTTCTCCGCGAGTACAAGTGGCTACCTTTTTCATTTGAGTCAAATGAAGTTGTTTCTGTTATTGAGCCTAAGGGTGTTGTCTGCATTAGTGGAAAACTGACATCCTTTAAAACTAAAGCAGAAGCAGAGAAAGTTCTCATTAGCAAGGGATATATTGTGAAATCCTCCTTAACAAGAGAAGTAACAATCCTAGTGAATGAGAGTGGACTAGAATCTTCAAAAACCAAGAAAGCTAGAGATAGTGGGGTCTCTATCACAACTAACCTTAACCAATTATTAGGAAATTAATTTTATGGCAATTCCAAAGTGGACTGACGAGCGAACTTCCGCTCTTACCAATTTCGTAGGTTCTGAATCCCCAGTAACTTACGCAACTGTTGTCGAAGCTGCTGACCAGCTCGAAACATCACCCCGTTCTGTAGCCTCTAAGCTGCGTAAAATGGGTCACGAAGTAGAATCTTCTGCTTCTGTAACTACTCGTGCGTTCTCCGATGCACAAGAAACTACTCTGAATAGTTTCGTAACTGATAACTCTGGCCAGTATACTTACGGCCAAATCGCTGAAGCCTTTGAAGGTGGCGAGTTTTCTTCCAAGCAAATCCAAGGTAAATTGCTGTCTATGCAATTGACCGAGCACGTCAAACCTACTCCTAAAGTAGAAAGTGTTCGTACCTTTAGCGATGCTGAAGAAGCAGAGTTTGTTAAGCACGCCTCTAACGGCGCATACCTCGAAGATATCGCAGAGGCTCTTGGCCGAACCGTTAATCAAATTCGTGGTAAAGCTTTATCTTTGTTACGTCAAGGCTCTATTGCTTCTATTCCTGCACAAAAGGAAAGCAAGGCTGCGGCTAAAGCTGATCCTCTCGAAGGTGTAGATGTAGCTTCTTTGTCTGTCGAAGAAATCGCAGAGCAAATTGGCAAAACTGCCCGAGGTGTCAAGACTATGTTGACTCGTCGTGGTCTTACTGCCTCTAACTATGATGGTGCAGCAAAAGCAGCTAAAGCTGCGGGCTAATCCCTAGTTCCCCCTGCTGGGGTGGGGTGTAGTGCCCCACTCTGGCTTTTTATCGCTTAATACTTATTACGGAGATGACCAATAGTGAACCTGGCAAGCGTTCTTTTCAAGACTATTATCGCGCAAAGCGATATAGAAACTTGGTCGAACTGCCAAAAGCACTACTTTCCAACTGAGTTTGCCTCTATATGGTCTTACATAAATAAGTATGTAGAAACTCATAGTATCATTCCTACTTTTGATGACTTACGACTTTCCGTAAGAGACGCGACCCTTCGTGACCGTTTCTTCGCCTTGGAGAAAGTAGATGAAGTAGATATAGACGGTGCTACTCTACTAGAGTATCTCAAGAATGAATACACTCAAATTGAAATCATGAATCAGTTAGAAACCTATCTTGCTGACTCGATTGCAATGGAATCCGCACAGGAAAATATTGAGAGCCTACAGAATATTGTATTATCCGTAGAGGAAAAAGTTGACCTCAAAGATACAAGTACAAACATGAGAAAAATGGAACTGTTTGACCCGATTGAAGAGTTGGAGAAGAATGTTCCTTTAGGATTGAATCACGATTTCGACCGTATTCAAACCTTTGGCCCGTCCGATCTTGTACTTATTGGTGGTAAGCGTGGTGCTGGTAAGTCTATTGCTTGCGCTAATATTGCTTCTAGCACTTATGAAGCCGGTCATTCCGTAATGTATTTTACGATAGAAATGTCATCACGAGCAACTATGCAGAGGATATGTAGTATATCTACTGGCGTTCCTGCGGCTGCAATACGTAACCGTAACCTATCTATAGGTGAGTGGGAACAGGTTGCTCGTTGGTGGTCTCAACGATTTGAAGACGGCGAGAGAGCACTTTCTCGCTATCTTTCACATCGTGATTTTGATGTTTATCACAATGAGCTTACAGCGAAGCCTTTGCGAGAGAAGCAGATTGACGTTGTATATTCACCGTCTCTTACTCTAGCAAATATTCGTACAGAGCTAGATAAGAAGATAGCAAGACTACAGCCACGAGTTGTAATCGTTGACTATATCAACCAAGTAAAGCGTTCTATGGTTTCCAATGGGCGTATGGGTCAGTATGACTGGACAGAACAGATAGAAGTAAGTAAGGCGTTGAAAACTTATGCACAAGACTATGGTTTTATTATGGTGTCTCCTTATCAGATTGATGCTTCCGGCGAAGCTCGATTTGCTAAGGGTATATTAGATGCTGCGGATGCAGCCTTTACTCTTGACGCACATGCTAAAGAAGATAATATCATTAGCTTTAATTGTGCAAAAATGAGAAACTCTGATGAAGTAAGTTTTACTTCTACTATGGACTGGGCGTCTTTAGCTATTGGCCCTGAGACGGGTTATATTAAAGACAAAGACGGTCCCGATGAAGAGGTATACGAACTATGAGTGCAGTAATTGAACTACTTGAAGAGAGAGGTATTTATTACAAACTCTCTGGCAGAGATGTTTTAATTCGCTGCCTCAATCCAGAACATGACGATGGCAATCCTAGTATGAGGATTGACAAAGTTCTTGGGGTGTTCAATTGTTTCTCTTGCGGCTACAAAGGTAGTTTATTCCGCCACTATAATGTAGATTATAGTGAAACAGAAATGCGTAGGGAAAAACTAAAAAGACTTATCAATAACTTACGAGCTGCTGGTGTAGGTCTCTCGATGCCCGAAGGATTTATGTCTTATATCGGAAACTGGAGAGACATAAAGCCAGAAACTTATAGAAAATTTGAAGCGTTTCGTCATCATGATAAGCAGTTTATAGGGAGGATTAACTTTCCTATTAAGGACGCCAGTGGAAGAATAGTCGCTTTCCAAGGTCGTGATGAAACAGGAACCTTAGACAATAAGTATATGTTCTACCCTAGTGGGGTAAAGCTACCTCTGTTTCCACAAGTTCGCCCACTACAGGGGCGTGTTATTCTCGTAGAAGGTATCTTTGATATGATAAATCTTCACGACAAAGGACTAGAGAATGCAGTATGTTGTTTCGGTGTTAAGAATTTTAACGAAACAAAGTTTAATTATTTAAAGATTTCAGGCGTTACGGGCCTTGACTTGATTTTCGATGCTGACCAAGCAGGAGTTCAAGCAGCAGAACACGTAAAGAAATTAGCGAGAGACTTTCCCGTTCGAGTAATTAGTTTAAAGTCTGGAGATCCAGGCTCACTCGGACAAAACCAAGTAACTGGACTGCGGAGAAAACTATATGGCTAGTATAGCCTTGATTGAATCAAAACCAAGTAGAAACGATTACGTTCGCTTATTCGAGAATGAGTTTGAATTTGACCGATTCTCTCTTGCTTCAGACCCTACGCTATCCAAAGTTTTAATGAAGGACGTAGATCTGGAGTTTGACCCTGATGCCTATGAATGGATAATTCTAATTGGCTCAGAACCACTAAAATATTACACGAAAGTAACTCAAGTTATGCAATATGCCGGAACTATAGTAGACGATAAATTTCTTCCTACTATTAATCCTGCAATGCTATCTTTTAAGCCAGAGGCTAAGAAGACTTGGGAAGATGCTAGAAACAATATCATCGGGTATATTTCTGGCGACAAGAAGAAGGCCGAAATAAATGACGAAAAATTTGTCGGTATTACAACAACTGAAGGGACTTTGGATTACATTCAAAGATGTATTGACTCGCCCTACGACTTTATCGGAATCGACTCAGAGACTACTGGTCTGTATCCTCGGAATGGGTATATTCTTGGTATTAGCTTATGCTATAAACCTGATTCAGGTGCTTATATTAATGCCGATACTATTGATGAGTCTGTAGAAGAGAAACTTCAGGAGTTATTTGATAAGAAGCGAATGGTATTCCATAACGCTAAGTTCGATATTCCAATGTTTGAGTATCATTTCAATGTGAAACTCTCACAGTTTGAAGATACAATGCTCATGCATTATATGCTTGACGAGAACCCAGGCACTCACGGCCTGAAGATGCTCGCTATGAAGTATACAGACTACGGCGATTATGAAAAACCTATGTATACTTGGATGGACGAGTATCGTAAGCAGAATGGTGTGCTAAAAGATGATTTCAAATGGGAGTGGATTCCTTTTGAAGTTATGCAGACTTATGCTGCTATCGATGCCTGTGCTACTTTCACAATCTTTGAGAAGTTTGAAAGAGCACTGAAGAAGGGTAATCCTAACTTGATGCGTGTGTACAAGACTATCTTGTTGCCCGCTTGTAGGTTCCTTATGGCTGTTCAAGATAACGGAGTTCCTTTTGATAAGGAAAGGCTCATAGCGAGTCAAGATCTTATGCTAGAGGAAATTACTGATGCTGTTGGTAAATTGCAAAGCCATCCTGGTGTGGCCGCTTTCCAAGCAGCAGAAGGTAAAGACTTTAATCCAAACAGTGTTCTACAATTGCGTAAGTTATTGTTCGACTATGTTGGGCTAGAGCCTACTGGAATTAAGACGGAGAAGGGAGAAAACTCAACTAATGCTGAAGTATTAGAGAAGCTCGCTCTTCAACATGAGATTCCACAGTTAATTTTAGATGTTCGTAAGAAAACTAAGATTAAGAATACTTATCTCGATAAGATTATTCCACAGCTTGATAGGGACGGTCACTTACGGACCAACTTCAATATTCATGGAACTACATCTGGAAGACTATCTTCTAGTGGTAAATTGAATATGCAGCAACTTCCTAGAGACAATCCGATTGTGAAAGGGTGTATTCGTGCTCCCGAAGGCCATCAGATTGTTGCAATGGATTTAACAACTGCCGAAGTATATGTCGCTGCCGTATTGGCAGATGACTTGGAGCTTCAGGACGTATTTCGTTCTGGAGGAAACTTTCACTCTACGATTGCACACAAAGTATTTAAACTAGACTGTGAAGTCGAAGATGTGGCAGAGAAGTATACGACCTATCGTCAAGCAGCAAAAGCAGTAACCTTTGGTATTATGTACGGAGCCGGTGCAAATAAAATCAGTGAGCAGGTTACTAAAGATGGAGGCAAGCTTTCAGTTGTCCAGGCTAGACAAATCATCAAAGAATACTTTGGTGCTTTCTGGAAGCTAGAGGAGTGGATTGAGGTTCAGAAAGAGCTTATCAGAAAGAATGGAAGTATCTATTCTCATTTCGGTAGAAAGAGAAGATTACCTGATGTTAAGTCTGATAACAAAGGAGTTCAAGGACATGCCATTAGATCTGGACTTAACTTCCTAGTTCAATCTGCTGCTTCCGACATAAACTTAATCGGGGCTATAGAAGCTCACGGAATACTAAACCAGAAGAAGATGAAGAGTAAAATCTTCGCACTGGTTCACGATTCCGTGCTTGCAGAAGTTCCGAACGATGAAGTAGAAGAATATTGTTCGATATTACAAACCGAAATACAAAGAGACAGAGGTATTTATATCTCCGGCGCTCCTGTAGGTTGTGACTTTGAGATTGGCGAGGATTACTCAATGGGTAAGTTCAGTAAAAAGTATGGTAATATCGTTAACATATAAACAGATACTTCGATCTATAAAGTTTCCTGTGTATTCTCTAGGCACTGAGGATTTCTATCTTCGAGATGGCTTGCTACTTGTCAATGACCTAGTAGTAGATGATAGAAACCAGCCTGGAGATACTCTTGGAAAAAGGAGACTACAGACACCACATAAAAAGAGAAGACTGATTGTCGTATATGAAGAGTTTCTAGACATTGTAAAAAATAAAACTACAGTGTTGATAGACAATAACGGAGTTATATTCTCATACGAAAAGACAAAGTTTCAGAAAATAAAATCAATAAAAATTGTAAGAAAAGACTTACAAAATACTCATTCAAGAATTTGGCTAAAAGGAGTAAACTTCGCTTTTATAGTAAAAGAACCTCCATTAGCTATGGACTGGGCTCAAGTTTTACATTTAAACTCTCGCCCGTGGCTATTATATAGTTTATCAGAGGATAAGCTAGAAGATAGCAGGAGGAAAATTTAATGGGAAGAAGGAATCAAAAAAGAGATGCTCTATCAGCGCTTAACTTTTATTTAAAAGAGATAGAGCCTTTAACAAAGTCTCAAGTTGCAGTCTTTGATTCTGACAAGCACCTAATGTTACATGGATGTGCAGGAACGGGTAAAACCTTTATCTCACTATATCTAGCATTAGATGACCTACAAAAAGAAGAGTACAGTAGAATAGTTCTAGTTAGAAGTGCCGTCCCCACAAGGGAAATGGGGTTTCTTCCTGGAACAGAAGATGAAAAATCTAAAGTCTATGAGGCTCCTTATGTAAGTATTATGCAAGAGCTGTTTAGTCGTGGAGATAATCCCTATGGACAGCTAAAGCAAAAAGGAGTTATCAATTTTTTAACTACTTCTTACATAAGAGGAACAACTTTTAATGATAGTGTGATCATTGTGGATGAATGTCAAAATATGACTTTCCATGAGCTAGATAGCATTATCACTAGGGTAGGCAAGAATTGTAGGATTATTTTCTGTGGTGATTTCTTCCAGTCTGACCTTAAAAATAGTGGATTGAAAGATTTTATTAAGATAATCAATGGTATGTACGAGTTTGATTTTATTGAGTTTGGCATACCTGATATTGTAAGAAGTGATTTTGTAAGAAGTTACCTTACTGAGAAATATACAAAAGGTATCATATGAAACAAGACGTAGTTATTGATGAGCTAACTCGAAAGTTGGACCAAACGCTAAGTAGATTAGACACTTTGACTGATAGATTAGCCTGGGTAGAAAACTTCGTAGTTCATAAAAGAAAAGAAGAGTATCAAAAAAGAAAGCTAGAAGAAGAGATGTGGTCTAAATGATCTTAAAATATATAGGAACTCATAAAATTTACGAAGTATCGAATGAAATAATACTAGTAAAAAACTTTATGCGCAAAGAGCTTTGTTCCGAAATAATTAAAGAGTGTGAAAAACTATCTAGCTGGAGAAGTGTAGATAATGATTCGTACCCTGGGCAAGAAATAAGATTAAATAAATTACCTGAGCTATACAAACAGTTTGAAGATATGTACAATGATGTTATAGTTTATATTTCTGAAAAATATTGGAAAAAACTAACTTTGTGGGGTATACGAGACTGTTTTATAATAAAATATACTACAGAGACTCAGACCTCGCTGGATTTACACCATGACCACTCCTTGGTTACTGGCAGTATAAAGCTTAGCGATTCTTATGTAGGAGGAGATTTATTTTTCCCTAGACAAAACTATAGTAATAGGAAGACAGAAATAGGGGATCTTCTTTTATGGCCAGGACAAGTTACGCACCCGCACGAATCTCTACCGTTAATAGAGGGAGTAAAACATAGTTTTGTTCTCTGGACAAAAAGGTCTAATTGGGATGAATAAAAGTTGAAAGCGGTAGTATCCAACAGAATTTATATGGACATTGATCCCCAGGCTTTTAATGCCTTGGATAAAGCTTTGACCTATAAAATAGATTCATATAGATCAGACGTAGCTCCTACCATGATTAAAAATGTTAGGAAGATACGAAATGGGTTAGTATCTATACCTGTTGGACGCTTCGACTTAATTCCTGAAGGGTATGAAATAAAAGATAAGCGAGTACTACTGCCCGTAGATTTTCCAAAGTTCGGATTTGACCTTCGGGAAAGTCAGCAGGATGTATATGACGCTATAGAAGATAATGCTATTATCAATGCTTTTGTATCTTGGGGGAAGACTTTTACTGCATTAGCCGTTGCTGCAAAGCTTGGGCAAAAAACTCTAGTAGTTACGCATACAGTGTCTCTACGAACCCAGTGGGAGAAGGAGATAAGGAAGGTATTTGGTATAGAGCCAGGGATTATAGGGTCTGGGAAGTACGACATTTCTCCTCCTATAGTCGTTGGCAATATACAAACACTTTACAAGTTGCGTGGAAAAATAGAAAAAGAATTCGGAACCATTATTATTGATGAGTGTCATCATATACCCGCTAACACTTTCAGTAAGCTAGTAGATGCTAGTTATGCTAGATATAAAATAGGGTTGTCTGGTACGGTTCAAAGAAAGGATGGAAAACATGTTATTATGCCTGATTATTTTGGGCATACTAAGTTTACTCCACCCAAAGAAAACTATATGGAACCAACTATAGAGGTTATCCAAACAAAGATAAGATTTATGGATGGGGCTAAAATACCTTGGGCGAACCGTATTAATGATTTGGTTAGGCAAGAAGAGTATGGAAAGTTAATTTGTTTTCTTGCTGCGGCGTATAGAAAGCAAGGACATAAAGTTCTCTTGTTGTCTGACCGAGTTTACTTTCTAAAGAGAGTAAAAGAAACCCTAGGCGAACATTGTGAGTTGATTACTGGAGAAGTACCTCTAGCAGAGAGGGAAAAGAAAATAGAACGAGTTCAAAGTGGAAAAGTAGACATACTCCTAGGGACTCAAAGTATTTTCTCGGAAGGCATTAGTGTTAATCCTTTAAGTTGTTTAATACTTGCCACTCCAGTAAGCAACACACCTCTACTAACCCAGCTTGTAGGGAGAGTTATTAGAGAGTATCCAGGAAAGATAGATCCTGTAGTAGTAGATATTAATCTTAAAGGAAAGACGGCTGAGAAGCAAGCCAAACTTCGGTTAGGTCATTACCTTCAGCAAGGGTATAATGTTTTCTTTAAGGACATGTGAAAAAAATTTCTTGACACGGGAGCTATTTCCCCGTATAATATACACTTGACTTCGAGAACATAGCAGTGATTCTTTTTAACTGGGCAAAAATGTATGCGGCAACGCGTGGAGATTCTTCTTCCATAGTTACGCTGATTGCCTATTTAACATATCCTACTCTACCTAGAAATAGGTACGACTCTATCTATCGCTTGTCACAACAAGACTGGTCAGGCAATAGTTTTATACTGCACCCAGAAAAAATAATATCAAACCGAAGCAAGTTCGGTGATAATGAGTTGGCCCAGTATGTGGCACTGGCCAGCTTTCGCAGCTATGCTGAATATGAAGCCACAACTAAACGCAGTTTGAATCTGTTCTTAGCACCGATTCCTACTGAACTTATTGACAACAACAGGCTACTATCTAGAATAGAAGAGGAAGTATTCTTCTGCTGGGAAGAAGTCACACACTAAAGGAAAAAACTATGGGTATTAAATTTACATCATCTGCTGGTGGGGCTAAGAAGTCCTCACTAGAACAATTCACTTACAAGAACGGCGATAACTGCGTTCGTATTTTTGGAGATCTTCTTCCTCGGTATATCTACTGGGTGAAAGGCGAAAACGAAAAGAACATTCCTATGGAGTGTTTATCTTTTGATCGACAGAAAGAAGCATTTGTAAACGTAGAAAAAGATTGGGTTAGAGACTTCTACCCTGATTTAAAATGCGGTTGGTCTTACTCTGTACAGTGTATTGATCCTTCAGACGGTAAAACCAAAGTATTTAATCTAAAGAAAAAATTAATGGATCAGATTCTAGTTGCTGCTGAAGACTTGGGCGACCCTACCGACTTAGATGCTGGTTGGGACATTCACTTTAAGCGTACCAAGACTGGACCAAACGTATATAATGTTGAATATACTCTTCAAACTCTCAAATGTCAGAAAGGTATTCGTCCTTTAAATGATGACGAGAGAGCTGCTGTAGCTGGTGCTACTTCTATTGATGAGTTACTTCCTAGACCAACTCCAGACGCTCAGAAAGAGTTACTGGAACGAATTGCTACTGGCGGTTCTGGGAAGGATGAAGTCGATTCCTCAATTGAAGACGAGTTTGACATTAGCTAATGGATACTTCTAGTATTTGTAGCCAAAAATGTCAAGGTTTTGAGGGAAACTACGGAGGCTGCTGTACGGTAGGTTCTAGAAACTATATAATAGGACCTATTGTAGATTCTTATCAGTTTATAGAACATTTAAAACATTTCTATAATAATAGAAACATAAAATTTGAAGATGTTTTATACTCCTACGAAGAAGGTTCACGACTATTTCCAGATAAAAATACTTATCAAGATTCGGGGTCTTATCCAGCTATAAAATTGGATAGAACTAAAGAATCTCTTCCTTGTATTTTTTATTCTGAAGAAATTAGAAGCTGTACTATATATGACGTTAGGCCTTTATCCTGCAGACAATATGTCTGTAGTTATTTAAAAGAATTAGAGTTAATACATAAAGAATGAAAATACTATTCTCCGCCGATTGGCACATAAAATTAGGTCAGAAGAACGTACCCGTCAATTGGGCACGTGCTCGCTATGACAGCTTCTTTCATCAGATTTATCTGTTGGAAGATGATGCCGACTTGCATATTATTGGCGGCGATATCTTTGATAGAGTTCCAACTATTGAAGAACTAGAATTATACTTCACTTTTGTAAAAGGTTGTCAGATTGAAACTCTCATTTATGACGGTAATCATGAGGCGACTAGAAAGAATAAAACATTCTTTACGGCGTTAAAAGAAGTAACCCATTCCTTAAATGATAAGGTTACTATTATTGACGAAGCATACGAAGATGAAAGAGGTTTTAGTATTCTTCCTTACTGTGATTTACACAAGAAGAATTCTATTGAGATGCTGAATAAGAACTTTCCGGTCTTTACTCATGTGAGGGGTGAAATACCCCCTCATGTTCAGCCGGAAGTAGACTTAGAAAGATTTGCAAGGTTTCCAAAAGTATTTGCGGGAGACTTGCATTCCCATTCTAATTGCCAGAAAAATATAGTATACCCAGGAAGTCCGATGACTACTAGCTTTCATAGATCGAAAGTAGAAACCGGAGTTCTAGTTATACTTGAAGACTGGGACTGGTATTGGGAGAAGATGGAACTTCCACAGCTTATTCGTAAAACAGTCAGTGACCCTGCTGAAATGACCACGGGGCTATATGACCATGTTATTTACGAACTAGAGGGAGATCTCGGAGACCTAGCAAAAGTAGGCTCCAGCGACCTTCTTGATAAGAAAGTTGTAAAACGAAGTTCTGAAGCGACACTTGTTTTGGATAAAGAGTTCTCCGTTGGAGAAGAGTTAGTAGAATACTTAACTTACGTGCTAGAAATAGCTGAAGATAAAATACCCGAAATATTAGGACTATATAATGATTACGCTAAAAATATTGAAATGGAGTAATTGTTTCTCTTATGGAGAAGGCAATGAACTCGATTTAGCTTCCACCAGACTTACCCAAATCTTGGGTTACAATGGCGCTGGAAAATCTTCTATTCCTCTCATTTTGGAAGAAGTTCTATTTAATAAAAACTCCAAAGGTATTAAGAAAGCTGATATTCCAAATAGAGAGTTGCAGAATGGATACTCTATTAGCCTTACGTTCAGTAAAGAAGCTGATGAGTATGAGATCGACCTTCAAAGAAAGTCTAACTTAAAAGTAAAGTTCATTAAGAATGGTGAAGATATTGGTAGTCATACGGCTACCAATACTTATAAAACTATTCAAGAAGTGCTTGGCGTAGACTTTAAAACTTTTACACAAGTAGTATATCAACATCCTAACGCTAGTTTGAATTTTCTTACTGCTACCGATGCGAACCGTAAAAAGTTCCTGATAGACTTGCTTGGTCTAGAAAAGTATGTAAATCTCTTTGAAGTTTTTAAAGAAGCTTCGCGAGGGGTTGAACAAGAATATGCCCAGCTTGAAGGTCGTATTTCCACTGTTGAGAAATGGTTGGAAAATAATAAACTGACGGATACTACCCCACGAGAACTTGTAAATCTTCCGAAAATCTCAGATGAGGATGAGGAAGCATTGAGTTCTCTTATGGCTGAAATTAAAAATATTTCATCAACAAATCGTCAAATTTCTCAAAATAATCAATATAAAAGTATGTTGAAAGAAATTAATATACAGGAAATTCAAGCAATTGAAGCTTCCGAGCATATTTCATACGATGAGTTGCAGTCACAGCTAGGCGCTATAGCGGGGTCTATCGGTTCAGGACAGAAAATCATCAAAAAGATGGAGAACTTGGAAAATGTATGCCCTACCTGTGAACAATCCGTTACAGAAGATTTTAAGAAAAAACACATCTCTGAAGAAGAAGAGAAAGTTAAAATCGAGCAAGACAAGCACACAAATATCCAGAAGAAAATTAAAGAGATTCAAGAGAACAATGAAAACTTCGCACTAAAGTCAAAGAAACAGAAAGAGTGGGAGGAGTTATATCGCTCGGTTGATAGTACACTTCCTACTGTATTAGTTGACGAAGAAGTTCTCAAAGTTCGCATTACTAATATCCGGAATACTATTGCAACACAGAAAAATGAAATAGATGTATTGCAAAGAGAGAACGAAGCTCGTTCAGCTTATAACGCTAAAATAGAAGTTATAACTGAACAAACGGCTGAGTTTGAAAAACAACTCGAAGAAGTAGTATCTCGGTATAATGTTCTAGGAATTAAGAAAGGTAATCTTGAAATATTGAAAAAAGCTTTTAGTACAAACGGACTCATTGCATACAAGATCGAAAATCTTGTTAAAGAACTGGAAGAATTAACGAGCGAATATCTCGCAGAACTTTCAGACGGTCGTTTTACATTGAACTTTGCCGTGAATAACGATAAACTCAATGTAGAAATCACAGATAATGGAAACGTAGTAGATATTCTAGCACTTTCGAGTGGAGAATTGGCAAGAGTAAACACGGCTACTCTTCTTGCTATTCGCAAGTTGATGAGCAGTTTATCCTCTAGTCGTATTAATGTTCTATTTCTAGACGAAGTTATGACAGTACTGGATGAGGTAGGAAAAGAAAAGCTGGTAGAAGTTCTATTAGAGGAAGAGCTTAATACTTATTTAGTAAATCATGGGTGGTCTCATCCATTACTAGAGAAAGTAGAAGTAATTAAAAGCTCAAGTATAAGTAGGTTGGTAACATAATGGTAGATTCGAGAGCGAAAGGACAGCGAGGAGAGTATCTTGTAAGAGATATGCTTCGTGATGCCTCTGGCCTACAGTTTGAGAGAGTCCCCAGTTCGGGGGCTCTCGCTTATTTGAAAGGCGATTTATATATACCAGACGCTAATAATGCGTTTTGTATAGAAGTAAAGAATTATGAAAAATCCCCCCTAAGTGATAAGGTATTTACAAATAAAACTAATTACCTTTTATTGTGGTGGGAAAAGATAGTAAAACAAGCGGAACTTAAACTACAACAACCATTGTTATTCTTTAAGTACTCACGCTCAAAAGTATTCGTAGTAACTAGTATTAAACCGGAAAGTACAAAACATATGTATATTTCTTGGTTAGATTGCTATGTAATGTTAGCTGAAGAATGGCTAGAAAATGAAACTATGGAGTGGACTCGTGGCCAACTTTAAAGAAAGAATAATGGAACCAAATAAGAATGCTCTTATTGTTGACGGAATGAATTTAGCATTTCGTTGGAAGCATCAAGGAAAACTAGATTTTGAACTAGACTATGTGCGAACAGTGGAAAGTCTAGCTCAATCATACGAATGTAGTAAGATTATTATTGCAGGCGACTGGGGAAGTAGCGCATATAGAAAGCATATAGACCCACAGTATAAAGAAAACAGAAAGGAAAGATATAAAGATCAAACGGAGCAAGAGAAGGAAGACATTAAACTTTTCTTCGAAGAGTACGAAAGAACACTAGAAACTTTAAACGATAAGTTTTTGGTTCTTCGATACTTCCAAGTAGAAGCGGACGATTTAGCGTCTTATGTTGCAGTTCATAGAGAAAAGTTCGGTATCAATGATATCTGGCTAATTTCTAGTGACCGAGATTGGGATTTATTAGTAAATGAAAATGTGTCTAGGTTCTCTACTGTAACTCGTAAAGAGACTACAGTATTTAACTGGGATGAGTTTTTCGACTTTCCTCAAGAAGATTATATCTCTTTTAAAGTCTTGACAGGAGATAAAGGAGATAATATTGATGGAGTTCCAGGGATTGGCCCTAAAAGAGCTACTGAACTTCTTCAACAGTATGGTACAGCATTTGATATTTATGATGCTTTACCGATAGATAGTAGGTATAAATATATTCAGTCTCTTAATGCGAGCAAGGATCTAATACTAAAAAATTATAGGATGATGGATTTGATAAGCTATTGTGCTGAAGCAATTGAACATCCTGGGCATAGTCTACTAGAAATAGACGAACGAGTAAAGGAATATATAAATGTTAATTGATTATGGAAGAGATCGTCTTCTATCTAAGTTTGGTATTCAAACGCTAGAAGATAGATATTTTATTGAAGGTGAATCGTCGCCTCAAGACGCTTTCGCACGTGCGGCGAGAGCCTTTGCAGATGACGAAGCTCACGCACAGCGATTGTATGATTACGCAAGCAATCTGTGGTTTATGTTTTCTACTCCAATTCTTTCGAATGGAGGGACTACTCGTGGACTACCTATTTCTTGTTTTCTCAACTACGTTGAAGATAGCAGAGAAGGGCTAACAGGGCACTATACGGAGAATGCATTCTTGTCTTCCGTAGGTGGTGGCGTGGGCGGAAGCTGGAGCAGCATTCGCTCTGTAGGTTCACGCACAAGTAACGGAAGCGAAAGCACCGGCGTTATCCCTTTTATGAAAGTGGTTGACGCAGAGATGCTGGCTTTCTCACAAGGAGTAACTAGGAGAGGTTCATATGCAGCTTATTTACACATTTCTCATCCCGAGATTGAGGAGTTTCTCGATGTACGCAAGCCTACTGGCGGCGATATCAATAGAAAGTCTACCAATCTTCATCATGCTGTGGTCATTCCTGATAGCTTTATGAAGCTAATCGCGCAAGCGACACAAGAGCCCGGATTTGATGATAGCTGGGATTTGGTTGACCCTCATAGTGGGGAAGTAACGAATACTGTTGCTGCAAAAGCACTCTGGGTGAAGCTCATTCAGAACCGTGTAGAAACTGGCGAACCTTACATTATGTTTGAAGACGCAGTAAATAATGACTTGCCCGAGTTTCAAAGAAACTTAGGCTTGCGTGTTCACCACTCTAACCTGTGTTCAGAGATTACTCTGCCTACAAACGAAGAAAGAACGGCAGTATGTTGTCTTTCTAGTGTGAATTTGGAAGAGTATGAAAGCTGGAAGAATATTCCCGAGTTCATTCCCGACTTAGTTCGTATGCTAGATAATGTACTAGAATTCTTCATTCAGCACGCACCTTCTTCTCTTGAAAAAGCGAAGTTTAGTGCAATGAGAGAGCGTTCAATTGGTCTTGGAGCGATGGGTTTTCATGCCTATCTTCAGCGACACAATATTGCTTTTGAAAGTGCGATGGCAAAGAGTGCTAATATGAGAATGTTTTCTCAAATCAAGACGGAAGCTGTAGCGGCTACAGAACAGCTTGCAAAGGAAAGGGGCCCTTGCCCCGATGATGCAAGCGGTCGAGTGCGTAACGCTCATCTTCTTGCTATCGCCCCAAATGCTAGTAGTAGTATTATTTGTGGAAACACGAGTCCGAGCATCGAGCCTTATCGTGCGAATGCTTTCACTCAGAAAACAAAGTCTGGTACAAGTCTTCTGAAAAACGAATACTTGGAGCATGTTCTTGACGAGCTAGGAATGGATACAGACGAAGTGTGGAAAGATATTATGACACATGGAGGCAGCGTTCAGCATCTTGACTTTCTCGATACTTGGACGAAAGATGTATTCAAAACAGCCGTTGAACTTGACCAGCGCTGGGTTGTAGAGTTTGCAGCAGACCGACAGCAGCATATTTGCCAGTCACAATCTGTAAACTTATTCTTTCCCGCAGATGTAAGTAAGCAGGAACTACACAATGTTCATATGCTTGCTTGGCGACGTGGTATGAAAACATTGTACTATGCAAGAAGTGAAGCATACAAACGTGCAGAAGTTGTGTCTGACGAGAAACTAAGAGATTTTATATTTGACGACGAAGATTCGTGTCTAGCTTGTGAGGGGTAGTTTATGGTTACAGATGAAAGAAATTATTACAAACCGTTTCAGTATAACTGGGCGTATGAAGCGTATAAGACGCAACAGCATCTTCATTGGATGCCAGAAGAAGTCCCGATGGCAGACGACCTTAAAGATTATCGTTCTTTGGATGATAGTAGTAAGCGTTTGCTTGGACATATCTTTCGTTTTTTCACGCAAAGTGATGTAGACGTTTGCTGTGGATATGCGAAGCATTATCTGCCTACGTTTAAAGCTCCTGAAGTACGAATGATGTTGTCTGCATTTGCAGCAATGGAAGCCGTTCATCAGGACGCATATTCTACTCTTCTAGAAACTCTTGGGTTTCCTGAAGAAGAGTATCAAATGTTTATGGAAGTCCAAGAGATGTCCGATAAACATGAATACTTGACTAACTTTAATATGAACACTAAAAAAGATATTGCTAAAACACTAGCAGTATACAGTGGCTTTACGGAAGGAGTACAATTGTTTAGTAGTTTTGCTATTCTATTGAACTTTCCGCGTCACAATCTTATGAAGAATATGGGCCAGATTGTTACTTGGTCAATTCGAGATGAGAGCTTACACGTTGAAGGAATGTCAAAACTTTTCAGAACTTATATTCAAGAGAACCCTGAAATATGGAACGATGAATTAAAGTATGAAATTTACTGTGCCGCCGAGAGAGTGGTAGAGTTAGAGGACGCATTTATTGATGTTGCTTTTGGAAGTGCTGAAGTGAAAGACTTAAAGGCTCCCGAAGTAAAAGCATACATTCGGTATATTGCCGACAAAAGACTTATGGGTCTAGGAATGAAGAAGATTTTCAATTCTGAAAGTAATCCACTTCCTTGGTTAGACTATATGATAAACGCAGTAGAACATACGAACTTTTTCGAAAATCGTTCTACAGAATACGCTAGAGCCAGTACTACTGGTAACTGGCAAGACATTTTTAAATAGGAAATATAATGACTGATATTCAAGAAAAACCCACTCTGGTATTTAATGAACAGACTTACGTTATTGAAGATTTATCAGATAATGCAAAATATTTGGTAGGACAAATTCAGGACTTAATGCAGCAGAAAACAGCTACTCAAGCACGACTTGATCAAGTTGAAGTTGCTCGCAGAGGTTTCGAAGGACTACTTCAGACAGAACTAGAAAAAACTCCAGAAGTGGGAGAGTAATAAAAAGGGGCTATATGCCCCTTTTTTATGACCCCCAGGGAAATACTTCGTGAGTGGTATAATTAGGGAAAAGTCTATCATTAGCTTGTTGCATGGCTACAGCCTTTGTACTAGCCAGCTCTTCGTCAGATATCCAGCCCCAAACAGTTTCTTCTGTAAGCTCCTCCCAAAGAATATAGTTATCTGTATTATCAGTGTTTAGTTCCGCTGTAAATGCGCTACTAACTTTTTTTCCTTCGTGCTCAAAGTTATAAACATATTGAACCGCATACGCAAAGTTATCTGGGTATGTCTCATGGTTAGTATATGTTAAAATATGTAAAATTTTTGTTTCTGTCGGTTCCATAAAATTATCCTATTAAACAAACCCGTAATAAATACCAATTTCTCGATAAATATCTGGTTGACTTGTTGCAGTTTCTCTAGTCCTAAAAATTAAGGGTGAAGATGCACTCGTATTTGAAATTACAGCTTCTTCCATTAAAATTCTAAAAGAGAGTTGAAAATTTCTTCCTCCGAATACACTATCCATAGGATTAGTCATGAGGGAGTTCAAAAGGTTTCTTTCAACATTATCATTGTAAAAACGTATATTGCCAACACTCCAGTAGTTGGTAAAATTCGCTCCAGAGCCCCCATTAGTATTAAATCTGTTCAAGGTCCTTGGATTGACTAAAGATCCATTAATCCAGCCCGAGCCAGGAGGTTGGACTGACATTGTAATCTTCCCGCCTGTATACGCACTTTTATACTGAATAGTAAATATTGCAAATCTACCCTGGAGGACACTTAGATTGCTTGGACCTAAGTTATTTCCATCATAACCATACCCCAGGGTAGGAATAGTACCTCCAGTAGCCGAACTAGAAACTGTAGCAGTAACAAAACCAAAATCACTTAGTAACTCAACAGCCATATCTCCATTACTAAAAGTTGTTATAAATCGATTACTAAAAGAATCTTCATCGTAGCCATACCGTGTTTTACTATAAAAATCACTCATACTAAGATTAGTATCTTGAGGCATTCCAGGAGTAGAGTCACTGTCTAATGGATGTCCTATCCACCATCTCATACTTACATTACTTTGAGTCTTAACTCCTTCATAAACCGGACCATTCATCTCGGTAAAAATTTCACTAAAAGATAACGAAGACCCTGAAGCTTTTATTGTCATTGTTTTTTCTCCACAATCTCATTCAAGTCTTTGATCGCTTCAATAAGTAGAGCACTAATTCTGTCATATTTAACGGCTAAAGTTCCATCAGGTCTCTCTACCACTAGTTCGGGCAAAACTTTTTTAAGTTCTTGTGCTATAACCCCTACATCTTTTTTCCTCATAAAATAAGGATCTTCTCCCCCATGCTCAACCATGTACTCATCCGTCCAATCAAACGTTATTCCAGAGAGTGATTTTACTTTTTCTATGCTGTTGGTTATAGGAAGGATATTTTCTTTAAATCTTGAGTCTGAAGAGTAGAAAGCAGTAATATCCCCTGTTGCTCTAATAGACCCAGCTCCTCCGGTCGCGATGACCCCAACACCCAAAGAATTAACTTGTGCGTTAGAATTAGTTGAAAAGCCTCCTGTAGCTCCTTGAGCACCTTGAGCACCTTGAGCACCTTGAGGTCCAGCACCACCTCCAGCACCTTGAGTACCTTGAGCACCTTTAGTACCTGTAGCACCTTGAGTACCTTGAGCACCTTGAGTACCTTGAGCACCTTGAGTACCTTGAGCACCTTTAGTACCTGTAGCACCTTTAGAACCTTGAGTACCTTGAGCACCTTTAGAACCTGTAGCACCTTTAGAACCTGTAGCACCTTTAGAACCTGTAGCACCTTTAGAACCTGTAGCACCTTGAGAACCTGTAGCACCTTTAGAACCTGTAGCACCTTTAGAACCTGTAGCACCTTTAGAACCTGTAGCACCTTTAGAACCTGTAGCACCTTGAGAACCTGTAGCACCTTGAGAACCTGTAGCACCTTTAGAACCTGTAGCACCTTTAGAACCTGTAGCACCTTTAGAACCTGTAGCACCTTTAGTACCTGTAGCACCTTGAGTACCTTGAGCACCTTTAGAACCTGTAGCACCTTTAGTACCTGTAGCACCTTGAGTACCTTGAGCACCTTTAGAACCTGTAGCACCTTTAGAACCTGTAGCACCTTGAGTACCTTGAGCACCTTTAGAACCTGTAGCACCTTTAGAACCTGTAGCACCTTTAGAACCTGTAGCACCTTGAGTACCTTGAGCACCTCCAGCACCTTGAGCACCTTTAGAACCTGTAGCACCTTGAGCACCTTTAGCACCTTGAGTACCTTGAGCACCTTGAGGACCTGGTTGAGAAGCTGCATAGGCTTCTGTAGCTAGAGCACTCCCCGCAACTTCTAGCTTACCTGACCCTATACTTAAAGTAGTACCGCCCATAACTAAACTAGTACCGCTTAAATATAAGTCTCTGAACTGAAAGGTAGGGCTACCTAGGTCAAAACCAGTGGTTCCGTCTGAGTTTACGTTCGGAATAATACTAGCCCCTACATTAATAGAACCACCGAACTCTGCTATTCGAACCTCGCCACCGGCATCCACTTCAATGCTAGGTATTCCAGATCCATCCGCAACAGAGAAGATTGTTCCTGTTAAATCATTTGAAATTGAAAAGAGCTGACCTGCGCTGCCTTCGAAACTTAAAGTAGACGTTGTACCATCGTCGACTGTGGATAACGTAATAGGATCGCCACTCGTTGCCCCGCTTGAGAATACTATCTTAGGGTCGGCAGCAGCGCTCGTATTTGGGGTAATAAGTATGTCTTTATCTGAATCTGCCATTATTTTTCTCTGGTGCTAGGAAACAAGTTTCCAAAGATTGTATTATAAATTAAAAAGACCAAACTGTCAAGAGTTAAATTTTTCATGTTTTATCCTGGATTGACCGTATCAATATTGCAATCTATAAAGTATATTTCATTATTTACAACTTCGTATTCGCAATCAGCAACTTCTGGCCAGACTTCTTTTACTTTTGCGATTACATCTTCTGGATTCGTATAGTTAAAACCTTGACTATGATGTATACACCACACAATATCCCAATATGCATCATCACTTGCTTTTAATGCTACTAATTCTCTCATGCTGCCCAAATCCTTAATTCTTCCGCACGATCTTGAACAGATCCAGCACATTTATGATTGATTGCAGGACCGCCTTCGCAGCTGGCATACCAACTCTGCACACAACTTTGTTCATAGTAATTACTCCAGCCACCAACAGCACCAGAACAACCTAAGCCGCTTGTACTAGTAATCCAGCCTGTCCAAGCTCCGTCAGGTCCCCACTTTCTTTTAAATCGTTGTCCCGCTGACCTATCCCCAGATTGCCAGTTATCTGGAAACTCAAATTCATTGTACTGAGCGCTACGACCTGTTCCTGAAATCACACCAGTTGCCCAAACTGTACCGGGGAATTCAACACTAGAATGAAACCATTGAGTTCGTGTTTGTTTAATTCCATTATTTAAAACTGTACGAATATCATCATCAGCAAATTTATGTTGAGATGTGTCGGTTTCCAAAGGCACTGTTCCTCCGGGTGTGCGATTTGAAGTATTTACTGCAGCATTCACATAAGGAGACGTGGCTCTCGGAAAAGCTGTGAATACGAGATGCCAACCTACATCCGTATCTGTAGTAATATCACAGTACACAAGAAAGCGTTCAGATGAGTCATTTTTTCCTTTCGGATGAATCATCACAGTTCGATTTCCTGCCGCTGGCGATACTCTTTTTAGTTCAGTAGCATTTTTTACTCTTGTTCCTGTAAAACATCCCATTATAAGTACCTCCTAAACGTACTTGCTTTTCGAAGCATTATAATTCTGTTTGACTTCGCCTGCTGTTAGTGCTCGCTCGTAAACTCTGGCTGTGGCGATTTTGCCGTCCCAAGCTGTGGTACTACCGCCTCGCCTTCCTATTTCTCTGGGTGTCGCTCCTGCGGATAAAGTATCAACAGAGCCTGTACTAACGGAACTCGTTTCTACTCCATTAAGATATACTTTAGCAGTAGATCCTGTCCAAGTATACGCTACGTGATACCAACTACCTGCAGTAATATCACCAGCGGATAGTGTAGTTGCTCCAGTGGTACTGCCTCCGCTACCATCGAACCAGCCCACACCCGATTTTTGTAAGTCTAATCCAAAAAATATGCCTCCATTAAAATTATATAACGCCATCCATTGACTACTTTCTTGAACATATAGTTGATGATACTGGCCGGAAGGAGGAATAGTGTCCGGATAACACCAAAACTCCCAGCTACCAGAAGTCTTTCCCGACATAAAATTCGAAGCCAATCCTAAATAACTACTGCTTCCATCAAACTCAAAAGTATTTAGATCGGTTGCATCGTAGGTTAAACTATTCGCTGTAATAGTATGACCACCAGCTATGTCAATAATAGCTTGACTGGTTGAACGACTGTCCGTTACGCCGGTGCTCGTAGAGTAGAGAAACTTGCTGGGAGTATTCCCTACTTCAAGTTGAAAGTTTGCAACTTTAGTGACTCCTCTGGTGGTATAGTGTCCATAATTGTATTGACTCCATGTAGCATTTAATCCTCTATTTGCGCTAACGGTAAAAATTGCATATAGTCTTTGCCAAGTATGGGTTTTAGTATTAAATGCGGTAGTGGTTGCTGTGTTTGACAAACCATCATGAAAACCGTTTCCTGTGTTTGTTGCATTTTGTCCGTATAATCCACAGCGTGCAGACTTGCCTGTGTTGGTAGTCCACTGGTCCCACGAGATAACATAATTACTTCCAGTAGTTAGTCCCAGCTTCGTAGGTGTATTGATAGTAGCATCAAAACCAAATCCCGCATACATCCATGATCCATTGCCAATATCTCTCATTGTAGAAACTGGATATCCAAGCTCTTCATCAAAGGTCCAGATGCCGTGATATGTGTTTGTCCAATCAGTCACGCCAGTATTGATATGACTAGTAAGTTCAGTCCCACTGTGACTAAACACTCTTATAGCATCTTGGTGTCTCAAGTCCCAAGTGCCGAGAGCGGTGGCTGAATAAGTATTTCCTTGAAGTGGATTTGCTCCAAATCTTTCTGGATTAGCATTATGTGCATAGTTTGTCGTGGGCTTGCCCTTAAAACTTCTGTCACTGGACATATCATACATGAAAGTGAGTCCGGAAGTAACAATACTATTTTTAATAGCCATTATGCTCTACCTCTGAGTACATTATATACTTTCATAATATCAGCATCATTGAGAGCTGTTTGCCAGATAGCAACAAATCCTATGTCTCCCGTAAAGTAAGCTGTTCCTCCACCTGCTAGATCTCTGCCTATACTTAGAGGCCAATCATTTAACCCATTACCCACAGTAGTTGCAGTATCACTACCAGACAATTTTCCATTAATATATTGTCTGACTCGGTATACGCCTGTTGACCCACTGCCAGCATCGCCTGTGCGAGCCGCATAAGGAACAACCATTGTCACATTTACCCAATCATTCACTGCTGTAGCACCCACTGAATTAGTTGCTGCGTATACATAAGACCTTACGTTTGTTCCATCGTACCAAATGCCATATTCGGGTCCGGCATTATCGGTAATAATAGCTTTGTTTACTCCACCTTGATTTGAAGTTGGGCGAAACCAAACACTAACCGTAGACGCATCATTGTCAGCTGTAAAACTATTAGGTGTCGATGGATTTGATTGAGCAAAACTTGTTGAGCCATTAAAAGAAAACCAACCTCCGGTATCATAAGCCACGCTATTTAATGTAAAGTTATTGCCATATCCTGAAAGATCTGTCCAAGTGGTTCCAGAGCCTGAATAACTACTAGGATTTTTAGCGTCTACTAAACACCGAAGAAAGTGTGTAGGAATTTTTGAAGGGTATCCTATACTCATTCTTCTAATACTCCGGAGTTCAGGCGATCAAATTCCTCTTCGCATTCGGTAGAGCAGAAATTTTCTTCACATTCTTGATGACAATTTAAGCAGCTCATACATCATACTCTACAGTTAATTTCTCAATATCCTTACGTTCTGCAAACACATGATAGAAGAACTTTTCACTTCCGCCTACGGTGATAGTATTATTTTCGATACTTTCTACCCATACAGAACCTGGTCCAATCGCTGTAAGACTTACTGTAATTGTATCTTCATGTACAAGACCGAGCCAATAATCCGGAAGTTCGATGACTTGCTCTCCATCCATTCTTCCACGAACGTATACGCCGTTTTCCGGTCCTTCCAAAGATCCATAACGTAGTCTCATACCTTCTTTAGTGGGATGTTCAATATCGAAGGACTTTGAGGTTGCAGTTAATGTACCACTAGCGGTAATATCTCCTTGGACATCAAATACTGCATTCGAGCCACTGTAACGAAGTATATTATCTGATGCGTCGTCAACAATAGCAAGACTCATGTCGCCGCTTGATCCACTAGAAAATACAATACCTTCGCCTGGATCTGCGATGGTTAACTGATTAACGCCTGAAATATCATAATTAGTGCCAGTAATACCACCGTTTGCAAGAGTAAGCCCGCTTATACCTCCGCTTGCAACTATTCCTAAACTAAATGTTTTTGCTCCACTAAAAGTTTGAGTATCGGAAAGATGTGCTGTATCAGTATCGAGATAAGCGGAAGCAATTACTGAACCGTTCCAAGTACCTGTAGCAATTGTACCTAAAGTTGTTACGTTGGTTGATCCTGTCCAAC